TTGATAGTTTACAAGAATGTATGAAAGAAGCAAAACGACACGGCATTGTAATTGCTCCACCTGATATTTCAAAATCAAAGTATGAATCTATAATTGAAGATATAGATAATAATGTCATTCGTATGGGCTTGAAATGCGTAAAAGGAATTGGAGAAAAGGCAGTTGAAGATTTAGTGCCAAATCAACCATTCGCTAATTTTCAAGAATTTTTCTTAAAGAATAAAGGTGGAAAAGGCGGTGGAAAAGCTGTCGTTGAAGCTGGAATTGATATTGGTGCATTTGAAAACATTGCATTAATTGTGAACCAAAATCTTATTGATTATGAGGATATTGGAACATTAACGATTAAACAACACGATGAAAATACGGTTGCTGTTTATATGAATCGTGAGCAACAAGAGCTTTGGTATAAGCAATATTTAGAATGTAAGAGCAGTAAAGCTGTTCCGAATTATGCAATACCCCAAGATTTGATTAAGGGTAAATATTTAGAAGAATTCGGTGATGATTTAATTTATGAAAAAGATGGTACATTAGTTATACCATCACCAATGCTAGAGCAATTCGGATTTAAGGAAGATGCGGTTTTATCTTATAAGACTAGAAAAAAACCTAAAGGAATATTGAAAGAAGAAAAAGCAGAAATTAAATTAACGAAAGAGGAAATAGCTTTTGAAAAAGCATATGATGATATTGTTAATTTAAAAGAAAATAAAATATCCCAATATCTGAAAGAAATGGAAAAATTTGCATTAACATTTATTCCACATCCGCTAGAGGATAAATTAAAGAATCTTCCTCCATTTGATAGCATACCTGATGGAAAAATAACAAGGACAGCAGGTATTATTACAAACATTATTAATCGTCAGACAAAAAAAGGAAAAGATTTCAAAAATGTTGTGATTCAAACTCCTAGAGAAACGATACGATTAACTGTTTGGGATAATATTTATCAAAGAAATAAGAAAGAAATTTTTGTTAATGCTATTGTGAAAGTTACTGGTAGAAAAGGTTTTGGTGGAATTACTGTTGATACCATTGACTTGTGTGCATCAACATACAAAAACAGCACGAATTAAGTGCTGTTTTTTTTATATTTAAAAATACATTCATTATAAAATTGTTAGATAGCATAATGAATATATAAAGGTTGAGTTAAATTATTTCATAAATAGATAAAAATAATAATATTTTTGTTTTTCACACTAATAAAGATTGAGGTGATAAATGTGAATAGACCACCAAGGGGAGATGCGTTTAGACGTGGACAGTACGCACATGTAATGTTCCAGCCGTCAGCGCAAGATACTCCAAATATGACTGTAAAAATTAATCAAGGTTCATTTTGGGTTAACAATACAACATTTGTCGAATATGCTGGGGGTGCTTCTCCAAAAATTGAAGCTCCTGTAAGTGGGGCAAAATGGGTATTGATTGCTATTAATAAATTAGGTACTCCAGTTTTATTTAATGGTATTGTTATGCCTAATAATCCTGAACCACCTGAAGTTGACAAAAACGTATTGCCTATTGCATTTGTATTTGTAAAATCTTCAACGAAGTTAATTACAAATGATATGATTTTTGATGCAAGACCAGTATTTGCTGCTGGTGGTTATCCGTTAAAGCACAATCAGCTTCAAGGAAGAGATGCTGTTGATTGTCATCCAATGCAATCAATTACTGGATTGAATGATAAATTAACTGAAAAATTAGACGTTTCAGAAGCACAAAACCTTTTAGCAGAAAAAGCTGATTCTGATGGAACAAATGCAGCAAACTTTACGTTAAATAAAGATGATTCAGGTGTTCCTGTTGAATATTGTGGTATTCGTGTTAATCGTGGTTCTTTACCAGAAGTTGGCTTACGTTATAATGAAGACGGCGATAAGTGGGAATATACAAATGATGGTTCTACGTGGCATCCGTTTGGAATGGATACGGATACATTCGATATGGCAACGGCTTATACGGCAGGTTTAACGAAATTATCTGTAGACCCTGTAAATGCAAGTGAACCAATCGCAGTAGGAACGAATGACCCGAGATTGGCAAAGATTGACCAAAAAGCAGATAAAGCTGATTTAGCAAAGTTTGTTACTAGTGAAGACGTAGATAAGAAAATTGTTTCAAAAGCAAATGCAGATGATGTGTATTCTAAATCTGATGCTGAAAATATTTTCGTTACACGTGCAGATTTTGATTTGTCAGGTGGGTATACAAAAGACCAGCTTAATAGAATTTTGAATTTGAAAGCCAATGCAAGTGCGGTTTATACTAGAGTTGAAATTGAAGAAAAATTGTCACAGATTTACTCTAAGACCGAAATTGATAAACTGTTTGCAGACCATAAATGTAATTGTGGCGGTGGCGGTAGCGGAAGTGCTGATTTGACGGGTTATTATACTGCCAAAGAGGTTGATGCATTGCTTCAGAAACTTGCTGATTCTGAATATACGAAAGATGCAATTGATGCAAAATTTGTAAACGAAAAAACTATTACGGATAATTTATCTACTAAGATTGATACGAAAGCAGATATTTCTAATGTATATAGTAAAACAGAAATGGATACTAAAATCGCTACAATTAATAGCGGAAGTGCATTAGATACAACGAAATATTATACAAAAGCAGACGTTAATCTGTTGTTAACGGATAAAGCTGATATAAATCACGGACATACGGCTGGTGATATTTCTCAGGATTCCACTCATCGTTTTGTAACGGATGATGAAATTACTGCATGGAATAATAAGGCAAATGCTTTAGGATATACGGCAGAAAATGTTGCAAACAAGGCAGTTGCGAATGGATATGCTTCATTGGATTCAACTGGTAAAGTTCCGCTCAGTCAATTACCTGTTATGGGAAGTGTTGGCGCACAAGGTGTCAAGATTGTTAATACTTATGCAGATATGACGGCTTTAACTGCAACTGATGCACAGGTTGTGTTTGTAAAAGATGCAACAGCAGATACTACGGTTAAGAGTGGTTGGGCGCAGTATATGTATGAAGCAGCTACTAAATCATGGGTAAAAACGGCAGAACAAGAAGGTTTGGATGTTGTTTTGGATTGGGCTAATGTAACCAATAAACCGACTACGTTTAATCCTGATTTAACTAAATTGACTGATTATGCTAAAACCGGTACAACGGGAAGCGTTTATACTAAGACTGAAGTAAATAACTTGTTGGTTAATAAATCTGATACTAACCATAATCATGATGATAAATATGTAACTCCAGCTACATTAACCACACAATTAGCAACAAAATTAGATAACACTGATTCTAGATTACATCCTGCCGTACAGGTTGGTTCTTATAATGTTAATGAAACTGGTATGGCAGATGGAATGGTTCTTTATTTTGATGCGACATACAATCAATTAAAATATAAAACCATTAGCTCTAGCGGTACTACAGAACCAGTAAATTATTATAAATTGGGTTCAATTGAAGTAGATGAGCCAACAGCTATTAAAGATGGTTATGTTTTGACGTATGATTCTGCTTCCAAGAAACTCACTTATAAAGCACCTGCTACAAGTGCAAGTTCTGATAAAGTTGGTACTGTAACGATTGATGAATCTTCAATTGGCACAGGAAAAGTATTAACTTATAATGGAACGAAATTGGTTTATAGCGCATTACCTCAGAATTTGATTGATATTGATAATACAAATCAGAAACAAGGTCGTGTGTTGGCATATAACGGAAACGGAAAATTAGAATACGTTGATATGACTAGTTCTTCTGGTGGTTCAGGTATCTTAGAGTATCATGCTGATGCAACTGGTGGAGAAAACTGTATTGTTCGTGCAAATAAAGCAAATGCTGTTAAATATGAAGTGAATGGCAACAAAGTTAGATTGACTATTGACCCAACGGCACAAATCTATTCAATTCAATTTGATTTGAGTGCAACTGATATTGGACAAGCAATTTTGTTACACGTTGATATGATTAATTCAGACGGTTCAACATATACGTGGGATACATTCAAAGGACATATGCCTATTGTTGGCTATTATGCAATTGATGGTAATTATAACTTCAAAACCACAAGTGTTAAATATGACATTGATAATCCAATGACCTATGAAATCAGAGCAATTCAGACGGGATATGGTATGAGAGTTAAAATGGTATATTAATAGGAGGGATTTATAAGATGAAGTTGTTTAATGGACAGCTTGTACTTACTTCCGTGAAAGATGCAGGGGTTGATTCCCCTGCTACTTCATGGAGTATACAAGCAAAATTTACTAGCGTTAATGATTTTCACTTAACAGATGTTAAAGTGGGAGATATAATTTTTTTAAATGGTTATTGCGTTGATGATGCAACATCGCAACTTTGTAGATATGTTATTTCAACATGTGCATTTACTAGTGATAAAAAACAATTAGACTTGATTGTTAATTATGGGGAGACACATACAAGTGGAACGGCTGTTTTTGCGCCATACGTTGATGAGGAACATCAAGTTGGAATGGTTGGACGATTGACTTCTGAAAATGGTTTTACATCACTTCCAACGACATCGGATGGTTTTTCTAGTTCTATAGTTGATGGTGCTAGAAATATTGACCTATATGTTAGAGATGAAAAGTTTTTGGCATATGTATCAAGTGAAATTAAAAAAGCTGTTGCAAATATTGGAAGTTCTTCTGATAAACTACCAATTGCCGGTGGTGAAATAACAGGGAATTTTGCTGTTGACGGAAATACTGTTTTGAAAAAAACAACGATTACTCCAGGAAGTAATCAATATATTTTGGATGAAAATGGTATTGATATTGCAGTAAAAGCTGATGCTCCTGTATATAAGTCAAATGTTTCTTCAGCTAACAAGATTACGGCAAGTGATGTAAAAGCTTCTAGCTCTAATGATGTTGTAGAAACAAAATCTTTGTCAGGTGTTAATGTAACTAATGACGTAAATATGACTGCAACAAAAAAAGCTTCTACGACGGTATTAGTAAACGGCACTGAAGAATCAGATTATATTGTTAATGCAAATGGATTAACAACAGATATTGAATTAAATTCAAACGGAACGACTAGTGCAAAAGTTGTTGCTACTGCGGTGGGCGATAAAGGTGAGATTGATTTAACTGCAAAAACAATTAAATTAAATGGTGTTGTTTCTGCTTCTTCAAATATTACTGCTCCAAAAATGTATCAAACAGATACAAGCGGTAGTTTTGATGATACACAGTTGATTCCTGAAAGTCATATGGTTTCATATGTTAAATCATATGTTGATTCTAAAGTTGGTACGGCAACAGATACTTCTGCTTTACAGGCTGAGATTGATAAAAAAGCCAACTCTGCTGATGTGTATACCCAAATTCAGGTTGATTCTTTAATGCAAACAATTAAAGCTGCTAATGTGGTTACAGATGCAAATCATAGATTTATTACAGATGACCAAATTACAACATATTCAAATAAACAAGATAAACTTTCATATGTTCCTGAAAATGTTGCAAACCGTGGCGCTGCAAGCGGATATGTTCCTTTGAATGGTGATGCAAAAATAGACCCGAAATATTTATCAGTGGCATTGCCTAATGGACAGGTAATTGCATTAACTTCAACGAGTGATTTTGCACAAAAATTAGCAGCAAATGCTTTGACTAGTAGATTGTATTTTGTGGTTCCAGATTCAATGAAAAACGATAACACAAAAACAATTATGAACAATTATAGAATTTACTATATTGTTACTGTAACAGCAGAAGAAGCAGCGGCAGATTCCACGTTGGTGTTCGGAACACAAACTGCATATATGATTGGTAAATATGACCCTTCTATTATTACAACCGATTGGGCTTCCATTGGAAACGTTCCGACTACATTGGTTTATAAAAATACAAGTGGTACATTAGATGATAATCTCTTACCTTCTGTTGGTGTGGCAGGTACATACACAAAAGTGACAACAGATAAATATGGTCGTGTTATTGCAGGTACTTCTGAAAGTACTGGTGGTGGGGCTTACAAATGGTATGCTAGTGCAGATGGAAATATCATATGGTATGGTAATGGTGATGGTATAACTGTAAGTTATACTACGAATAATGTTGTAATTACTGTTCCTGCTGGAGTTGAATATACAACTGCAACATTTAAGGTTGCGATGAGTTATGTTACATCTTCAATAATAACAGTTGTATATGATAAAGACCATGCATTTACAAGCACAAAGACATGGTATACTGAGTCTGCTGAAGGTGATGGAGACGTTGCATTATCTCCAATGCCAACAGTAACAGCATATACTTTAGGAGACCATTCATTGACCCATGGAGCAGGAAATACTGCTATAACGGGTAACAACGTTCTTCAGGTGGGTGCATTAACGCCAAATAGGGAAACTTATGTTATGACAATAAGATTCTAATTGGAGGAATTATTATGAATATTAATATTGCCTCTTTAAATACAGTTGTTAGCAATGCTGATGGAACGGTTAATGTTGGATTATTGGGCGTTAATGATATTCGAGGTAAATATACCAAAGGTGATATTATTGTTGGATGTAAAATATATGCGTTTTGTTTAAATTTAAAAACAAATCAACAAAATTCATTAGGTGTGTTTGAAATAGTATCTATTGCTAAATATACTGCTTCTAAATTAAAAGGAGTAGTATTAAAACGATTAAATCCAACAACGGACGATAATAATATTCCTACTATACCTGCATTTGCTTGTTCAACAACAGATTATATTGATGATATACCGAATGGCATTGCCATCGGTATAACAACAGAATTAACAGAAAGTGCAAGAACATATAACTTGTTGCATCAACCAAAATCATATATTGATATAATAAAAGTGGCTGATATTGTTACTGATACGGCAGAAACAGATGCTACAAAAAAGCATCATATTGAATTGAAGTATAAACCGAATTCAAAAGCGGTTCAAATGGAAATTAATGGCGTGTCATATTATGAAAATGATGATTTTATTGTTGATAGAGATAATAAAATAATTTATTTTGACACTAGCAATGATGATTTTAGTTTTGATGATTTGAAAGAATCAACAGATGTAATTAGAGTCTTTTATGAGTGCGTTATTTAATAAAAAAGGAGATTAATTTCTCCTTTTTTTATATAATAATATTGGGTGATAAAATGCTACAAGATTGCAAAATATTAGGATTAGACGTATCAACAAAATCAACTGGATGGAGCATTGTTGAATATAAAAATGATAAAATGGAATTAATAGATTACGGATGTATCGAGCGATGTAAAATGAGCGTTCCAGAAGCATTGGTCAATTTTGAGAAAGAATTAATCAATATTATTGAAAAATTTCGTCCTGATGTTGTATCAGCAGAAGCACCGTTTGTCGGCGCAAATCGAAATACGATTCAAAAATTAGCAAATTTTCACGGCGTTATGATGATGATTTTGGAAAAATTTAAAATTCCATTTGTTTATTATGCTGTTATGACATTGAAATCAAAAGTTTTGGGTGGTATTAAAACCAAAAATGCTAATGGCACTAAAAAAGATGGCAAACAGATGAAACTAGAAGTACAAGCCAAAGTAATTGAAACGTTTGGCAAAAATAATTTTGTTAAAAAATCATTGAATGATGATATGTCAGATTCAATCAGTTGTTGTATGACATACGTTATAATGGACGGGCAAGAAGTCGAAAAGAAGAAGAAAACGCGAAAAAAAGCAAAATAAAAAGAAGGAATCTATTTACAGATTCCTTCTTTTTTGATATAATGAAAGTATATATATATAAAAAGGAGAGAATGTAATGAAAATTTTATCATTTGCAGATTTGCATATTGGCAATAAATCCTATGGTCATATTGATAAGGAATCAGGATTAAACTCTAGAGAGGTTGATTCTATTAACATTTTGAATGAAATTGTTGACTATGCAGTTTCTAACAGTGTTGATGTTGTAGTGTTTCCTGGTGATATGTACAAAAATTCTTCACCTTCTACAACAATTGTAGATAAAGTTAATGAAGCTTTTGCTAGATTATCTAAAAATAATATTCGTACATATGTACTAGATGGTAATCATGATGTGTCAAAAATGGAAACATTCAATTCAGGATTATCACAATTTACCGCATTGAATGTGCCGAATATTATTCAAACTAGATTCTTTATGATTGATAATTATACTGTTGATAATGAAGAATATCAATTCGTATTTCTTCCAACGCATCATACCAAAGAAGAAATAGAAAACATTATGGATACGTTAGACACTTCAAAGAAAACAATCGTTATTGGTCATTTGGCAATAAAAAATGCGCAATTAAATGACTGGACAATTATGGATAATGAAGCTTGTATTGAGCCAGAAGTGTTTAATAAGAAAAATATATTAGCGGTTATTTTAGGTCATTTTCATAAGTATCAGATTATTAATAAAGAGCCATTTGTATATTATTGTGGTTCTGCAAATCGAATTGATTTTTCAGAAGGAAAACAACCAAAAGGTTTTGTATTATTGGATGTAAATGGGTCAATGGTAAAACATAAGTTCGTTGAGTTAGAACATGCACAAAAATTTGTTACAATTCGAGTTGATGGAAAAGATGAAACAAACACAAAAATAATTGAGGATAAAATAAAAAAAGAAATTTCAAAAATGGATATTAATGATGCTTTTTTACGAATTCAAATTGAATTAGATGATAATATGATTTTTGATGAAAAAAGTATTATTCAATTTGCATATGATAATGGTGTTCAATATGTATTGAAATTACAAAAAATCATTCCCAAAAAGGTTGTAGCAACAAATGATACAATTGATAATACCCTAACTGTGACAGAAGCGTTAGAACATTTTTATAAAGGGCAGAAACGTGAAAGTGAACGTATCAAATTGGGAAAAGAAATTGTTGAAAAAGTTGAAGAAGGTGCGTGATAATTATGTTTTTCAAGCCAGTAGAATGTAACGAATTTATTTTTTATGGTATTTTTGTCAGTATCGGAGAAGTATCAACCGCAATGAAAAGATTTCATTATAAGGGAGATATGTATTCTTTTATTTATAGTCACGGATTGGAATATATGCGTGTTGGCGATGATGAACGTGCAAATGAATTTGTTATTGGTAAAAAATTAGATTTTTATCACAATTTTTTAGCGGTAAAATTGAAATTTGACGAAAATGGCATGTATATGCAACATTTAGATGGAAAGAAAATAGAAGTAAAATTATCCGAAAAAGAAGAAGTTGATTTGAAAAAACAAATTTTTGAATTAGGATTTTTTAGCAACTTACAATATTATATGATTCATAGTTATAAAGCAAATAGAATTGAGTGAGGAAAAATAATATGCAACCAATTATAAAATGGAGTGGAAGTAAACGTAGTCAGGCAGATGAAATTTTGAAATATGTACCAAAAGAATTCGATACGTATTATGAACCGTTTATTGGCGGTGGGGCTATTTTGTATAATTTACATCCCAAAAAATCAATTTGTGGTGATATTTGCGAACCGTTGATTGATTTGTGGAAAGAAATTCGTGATAATCCAATTCATATTATGAATGAATATGAACGTTTATGGAAAGAGTTGCAGAAAAATGGTCAGGACGTTTATTATGAAACGAGAGACTTATTTAACAAAGAACAAAAACCGGAGCAACTATTATTTTTGTCAAGAACGTGCACGAATGGTTTGATTCGGTTTAATCAAAAGGGAGAATTTAATAATTCTTTTCATTTGAACCGCCCAGGTATTAATCCAAAGAAGCTAAGAAATATTATTGAGGATTGGACAAGCAATATTCAAAATGCAAAGTTTTATCATAAAAGTTATGCAGATTTAGTAAAAACAGCAACAGATAAAGATTTTGTTTATTTAGACCCTCCTTATTTTCATACAAAAGGAATGTATTTTGGAACAATTGATTATAATAAGTTTATAGATTTTCTTAGAGATTTGAATGATAGAAATATTCGTTTTATGCTTTCTTATGATGGAAAACGTGGAGATGAATCATTTGAAGTAGAGTTGCCAAATGATATTTATAAACGACACATTCTTATTGATAGTGGGATGTCTAGCTTTAATCGGTTGCGTAAAAAGAATGTATTTGTGCAAGAATCATTATATATGAATTATTAAAACATTGGGGGAATGAATATGTTACCAAAATATTTAAAAATTCACGGATTTAGAAGCTACATTGATGCGGAAATAAATTTTGAGGATTTTGGAAATAAATTCGTAGTAATTGGTGAAAATGGTGCAGGAAAAAGTTCATTGATTCAAATGATTACAACAGCTTTGTATGGAGTAAATGATGCAACCGATTCAAAAGGAAGTGGATTGGATAAGTGCATTAATACGGATTGTGATTATTTCCAATTGGAATTTTGTTTTGTTATGAATAATGTGGAATATTTAATTATAACAAAAAAAGTTCGTGGAGAGAGTAAAGAACTGGAATTCTATATTGATGGTATAAATCAAAGTGAAAAAGTTACAGAGACACAAGAAAAAATTAATTCTGTTTTGAAGATGAATTATAATACATTCCTCGATACGGTTTGTTTGGGTCAGGGTCAATCAGATAGGTTTATGAATAAGAAACCTGCTGAAAGAAAAGAAACATTTGTTCAGATTTTAGATATTCAAAAATATGAACAATATGAAAAAGAAGCAAAAGAGAATAAAAAAGAAACTAAACAAAAGATGACAGAAATTGAAAATCAGATTGATTTTATTCAAAAAACAGAATGTGATATTGAAGCAGAAACGAAAGAAATTGAATCACTAGAAAACCAAAATGATTTTGATTTGAAACCAAAAATGGATGATTTAACAGAAAAGTTAAATCTAGAGATTAAAAATAAAAATGAATATAATGTATTGGCAAAACAAAATCAATATATTAAATCTAATCGTGTACGTATTGAATCGGATATTGACTCTGCAAAACAAAATCTGAATAGATATGAATCCATGGAAAATGAATTAAACATGGAAGATAGTGATTTTGATGAATCAAAAATTGAAAATCAACAAAATATTATTGATGAAGCAAAACAAAAAATATCTGATGCAAAAGAAATTATGTCGAAGTTGGATACACAAATAGATTTTTATCAAACGGATTTTAATAAAATCAATAAAAAATATATTGGATTTGAAAAATATAATAAATCGGTTTGTGATTTTTGTGGTGGAGAAATATCTTCTGAACATAAACAAAAGCATTTGACTGAAATGAAAACGCAAATGGATGAATTACAATCAAATATTGATTCAAATCAAATTAAAATCGAATCAATAAAGACTAAAGCAAAAAAATATGCAAATCAGGGAAAAGAAGCAACAATTGAAAAAAAGAAATTGATTGAGGAACAAAAAGCTTGTGAGGAAAACAAAAACAAAATCAAGCGCATTCAGCTTATGATTTCTAATCAAAAAGAAAATCTAGATAAATTACAGGAAGAATATGCTGAAAATTTAAAAATGAAGATTGTTGAAGTTGAAGCAAAAGATTGGAAAGATGCAGAGTATAAGCACGAATTGGATAATTGTACGCAATTGTTTAATAGTAATAATACTAAAATTGCATTGATTAAAGATAAAATTAATACATTTAAAAAGAATCAAAAAGAAATTAAACGATTGAAGAATCAATTGACTTCATTAAAAGAATTGTATAGTGATTATAATAGTTTGGCAACAGCTTTTGGTAAGTCAGGTATTCCAAAAGATATTATTAGTCATGATATTCCTGAAATCGAAAATGAAACAAATAAGATTTTAGGATTGTTAACTGATAATGCAATGTCGGTTAAATATGAAACAGAGAAAGAATCTGCAAAAGGAAAAAAATCAATTGATACATTAGACATTCTTATCAATGATTCTAATGGTTCTAGAAGTTATGAAACATATTCTGGTGGAGAAAAGTTTAGAATCGATTTTGCTTGTCATATTGGATTGGCTAAATTTCTTACAAAACGTAGTGGTGCAACAATTGATTTCTTAATTATTGATGAGGGATTGGGAAGTCAAGATGATGGAGCAAAACAGAAGTTCTTAGAAAGCGTTAATTTGTTGAATGGAATATTTAAACAAATTATGGTAATTACGCACATTCAAGATTTGCAAAACGCCTTTGAGAAACGAGTATTGATTCAAAAAGACCAATTAACTGGTAGCCATGTTGAATTAATTGCTTAATTATAATATAATTTAAAATAAAAAGGAGATGCTTATATATATGAAAATTACAGAAGTTGCAGATGATTTTAGCGAGTTTGACGAACCATCAAAAACACCATCAAAAACAGTTGAACCAAAAAAAACAGAAACTAAAGTTGAGGGGGATTATCAATCAACCTTAAATGAACTGGATTCTGAATATGGTTCTAAAGAATGTTCATTTAATGACGTTGAGGATATTGGTAAAACAATTATTTCTACATTGAAACCAATTAACATGAACAAACTTCGTTCTGAAATGAATAATATGAGTGTTGAAATTTTTGAAAATCCAACAACTTTTCAGTTGGCTGAAGCTATGGCAAAAGTGCAAGAATTTAAGAATAGACTTTCAGAAATCATGAATGACGTGGAACATGAGTATTTAGTTAGAAAACGTGTGAACGATATGCTGTTTGATGCAAATCAAGCAGTATCAAAACAAAGTTCAGCAGATAAACGTCGTGGAGAAGCAACGATTCGTTACCCTATGTTGTTGTTGCAATTCGAGAACATTAATAGTTTCCGAACGGAAGTGACTAATGTTATGAACAATATGCGTTCTATTGGCGATACGGTGTCCAGACAGGCTTCTATTTTGAACATGCAGATAAGTCTAGGGGAGTACCGCAAAAAGCTCCCTGTGGAGCTTCAGGATAACGGAGAGGCAACACAAAAGGTTGATTATAAGAGTGGAGTTCCATCACTTGAATGGGCTGACGTGCATTAAAAATAAAAAAGCACTTACTTAAATAGTAAGTGCTTTTTTCATATAATAAATCTATAACGAATTTGAGGGGATGTGAAAAAATGTGTACATTTGCAAAAATATCAAAAAAAACAATAGATGATTATTGGGAAGCAAGGTTTTTACATGATGCTATTAATAAAGCCATTAATAAAGCAAAAACTTTAGGGTTTACAGAGGAAAACTGCCAACCATTAATTATTGAAAAATTAAAGATTGCAAAAGATTATAAAGATTGTACTCAGGAAATGATTGATTCTTGTATATCTTCCAATATTATAAGAATCAATGAAGATTGGTATGGAATAATTTGTATGGCAGGTAAAAAGCCAACCATGATAGTTTATCCATTACATCAAGAACGGATAAATGAGATATATGTTGATTTTTCTTTTGATAAAGCCAAATCAAGAGAAGACTATACTCAATTTGTTAAAGACAATATGAATCATGAAGTGTTGAATGATTATAAAAACAAGGTCTTTAGAAAACAAGATGAAATATTAAATAAGTTCTTTAATTGTACTGACCATTTAGACAAAAACGGGAAAACTTTTTTAATTACAAGCCATTGTATTCAAAGATGGGATGAACGAATTGAAAAAGGTGACGGCAGATTTCAAAATGAAAAAAGAGCTGAAATTGTCAATCGATTAATGAAATCATTTAAAAATGCAAAGTTTGTATATACGAGTGATTCTATTGGTAGTAATTTTTATTTGGATAAAAATAATATGATTTTTTATGCAGTATCAGATGATAATATTATTTTAACTTTATGGAAAAATGAATATGGATTCAGTGATACTAAAATCAATAATATTACAACCATGTTACAATTGGAATATATTAAAGGTTGCCAAAACAAACTAGAGAAATTAAGAAAAAAATATGATAAGGTTATTTCTTCTAAAGAACAAGAAAAGGAAATTTTGTTAACTAATATTGAGTTAGTTAATAAAAAAATAGAAGAATTGTTAAAACAAAAAGAGGATTTGACTGCACAAAAAGAGGCATTATCAGATAACATTATTCAAGATAAGAATGTTGTTTTTGAACATGAGCGGAAATTGAAATATGAAGAATCTTTAATTTTTAAAAATCATAAAATGGTTGGCGAATGCGAAAAAGAGATGTAATTGCATCTCTTTTTCAACAAGGGTGGTATTTTATGGAGAAACAGTTTATTCCTGTTGTTGTATTTGAAGATGGAACAGATTTATCTTTTGATTTTGGAACAAAAGATTCATGGTGTGTATATGTTCATTCTAAAAACGGAGAACATTATGCGCCATTAGACAAACATTATTTTCAAAATTTAATTTCTGCAAAAAAAGAATTTTCAGCAGAAGTAATATATAATGATTTTTGTTTAATTTACGACTTGACAAAAGATGAATGGTCATTGTATAATAGGCAAGTGGATAAAAGTGTGTTTAGCGCAATTCATGATATGTGCAAAAAATATAATAATCGTGCATTGATTATGGAGAAAACATTTTCCATATTATATATGGGAATGTTAGCTGAATACAGATATGAAAATACAAGATTAAACAAGAAAGTGAAAAAGCTTGGTGTACATCGAGTATTAATTGATGGATATAGTGCTGAAAAGGCTGCTAATGAAATACGTGGAAAAAGCTGGCAATATATAGATAAATTATGTACTAAATGTGGAATTAACAAGTTTGATTATGAGGAATGAGGTTTAATATTGTATGGCAGAAATAAAAAAAATAGAACCAAAATTTGATGAAAATGGGAAATTAATTCCAAAACAACATTGTTGTGCTTCTTGTAAAAAGAGAATGGAATGCAGATTGTTATATAATCAGCATGAAATAAATAAAGCAACTAATGAATATGCAGACATTTTGGTATCCATGTATTATTTATGTGATGATTATGAAGCAATGTTTATTGAATTTCCAATATTGGTTGAATCAATAAATAGTGATTTGGCATATGATAGAGGAAATAGCTTGACAGAAGTTGGCAAGTGGTGTATAGTGTCATTAAATGCTGAAGGGTATGACGAAGAAGTTCATTTAGGCTTATATTTAGGAATATTACCAATTTCAATAATTTCTTTATATGATAAAAAAAATGCTTCAATTACTAATCGATTTTATCCAAATCCTTGTGTATTTGTTCCAAAGTTTAATAAATTATTCTATGGAGTAAATATGCGATGGAAATTCATCGAAACAGAAGATGATTTGAATGCACTTGATGAAACAAAAGATAATACGGCATATTTCAAAATAATCAGAAATCTTTTAGCAGAAAAAATATCTAATAAAGAGTTGAAAAAATAATTTTTTATTAAATATAATAAAAATGTAGTTAACACATATTTAGTTTATAGACAACTGAATATGTTGACTAAATAAATATATCAATCGTTGACCTTTAGATGCCATATCGCAAGAGTAGCTACTGAAGCAATATCGCAAACAAGGTACAACAGAAGGAAACGTGAGGTAATTTAATTATGGCAAATTTTGACATGACTTGGGAAGACGTAAAAACAACGACAGGAAATGTAAATTTCTTGACTTTGGAATCAGGCAAGGCTGGAAACCTTATGCGAATTGTTTCCAAACCATCAGTAATTGATGTGCATTGGGAGGATTCTTATGAGGATGGAGTAAAAAAGGCACACAAAATCAACTGCCTTGGCTCTAAATGTGTTCTGTGCGAACATGGTTCTAAGCCACGCCATCGTTATCAGCTTTTGGTAATTGATAAATCCAATTGGAGTAGAGAAGATGGTTATGGTTCAGAAGGCCCACAGGTTAAGGTTCTCGAAACAGGTATTTCTGTAATGAAGGGAATTAAGACTTATGCTACTGACCCTGATTACGGAGACCCAACCACTTATGATATTAAAATCAAAAAAGAAGGTTCAGGTAAGGAAACCCGTTATGCAGTAGTTCCTAGCCCGAAAACTTCTGAGCTGACAGAAGAAGAAAAAGAAGCTGTTGAAAATGCTCCAACGCTTAAAGATTTGAACAAGGTTCTCACTGAAAGTGAAGTCCTTGCTCTTAATCTGAACATCCTCTCTGATATGACAGAGGATGATGAGGATTCTGATTCTGATTCATCTTCTGATAAGAAAGATGAAGACGGCGAGTGGGATAATTTTGACTGATAGATAAAAAACAGGAGGATAGAGAATTTAATCTCTATCCTTTTTTTATATAATGAGGAAGGAAGTTATTGTAATGGAAGAAACAACAGGACTAGCAAATTTTATAGCATATGCGAAAAAGCTAACGAATATTCAAAGATGGAATACTGAATTTTTATACCATAAAGCAAGCGTTGCCGAACATTCATATTCTGTTGCGCAAATAGCACAATGTATAGGGATTATTGAACAAAAACATGGTAAAAAAATAGATTGGGCTAAATTATATAGAAAAGCAATTAATCATGATATTAAAGAATCGTGTACTGGTGATATTCTGCATAACACAAAACATAAAAAAGAAGAAGTAAATAAAGCATTAAATATAATAGAAACTGAATTAAGTAACGAATATATTTTGTCAAAAATTGATAATGTGGATTATCGACAAGAAGTTGAAAATATTATAAACGAAGATAAAGATGATACATTAGAGGGTAAAATATTATCCGCAGCAGACATGATTGATGCAATGTTAGAATGTCAGCAGGAAATAAAATTAGGTAATGTAAATCCATTCAAAGAACGGTATCATTATTTAGAAAAAAAATTATATGAAATTGATTTGATTTCAATCAAATTGTTTTTGACAGAAATATTACCATCATTTCAATAAAAAGGAGTGTCCTCATATTGGATAATCGGCAGTTAACAAGGGATATAAAAGAAGCTCTAAATAAAAAATATGAATTTCCTGAATGGATTTTTTTAACAGAAGTTCCAAATGCAACTGGGGCTTTATCTCGAAGACAAATTGACGGGTTTGCTTATAATTTATATCCATCAAAAAAATATCAAAAGATAGCATTTGAAATAAAGACGTTAAAATCGGACTTGCAACATGAATTAAAAGATGGAAGTAAATCAAATGCTATTGCTAAATATTGCGATTTGTTTTATCTAGTTACTCCTAAAGGATTAATTACCGAGGATATAGAAATCCCGGTTGCTTGGGGAATAATGGAATATACGAATGGTAAGTTACGTCAAACCAAAAAGCCCTCTCAAATCGAATCCTGCGCATTATCAGAGGGGTTTGTGGCAGGTATGCTACAATCATTAGAACGAAAACATAAACAGTTTTTAGAAAAAGAAAGAATTCAATTGCAAAAAGAAATTGGACAAGATTATGATAATCGAGTGCGAGAAGCAGTAGATAATAAAATGAGAGAATTTGAATGGGAAAATCATAATCAAATTGAATATAATAAATTCATGAGCACAATAAAATCTATTGATAGATTTAGTAATATGCAATCAGAAGTTTTAATGAAATATTTAATATCAGGTATGATATATAAAAATATTTCTAATGAAGTAATGATTACTGCAAACTCAATAAATCAATTAGTAGATAAATTGAAAAAAGCAGAAGAATTAATAAAAAAGGAGAATGTTAAATGAACATTGTAAATCCGAGTGTAGAATTTGTTTATCCACCATCTTATGAAACAGTATTAATGACATTTAATACCGCAGCTAGGAATTGTTATAAGAGTGCTACGGATAATAATAATAATATGGAAGATGCAGAAAAATTGGCAAGACGATTGATTGCAGTTGGTCATGGTTCGCCAATTGAAATGAATAATATTACTGTTAAAATTGTAGCAGATAGAAGTTATATGGGGCAAATCACAAGACAGAGATTGTCAAGCTTCGCAATCGAATCTATGCGTTATGTAAATTATAGTAAAGATAAATTTAATCATAGCGTTGGTTTTGTTATTCCACAGGGAATGTTAACAGAAGATGGTCGTTGTGATAAAGATAAGTTTGATTTATGGTTTGATGCTTGTTCACAATCTGAAAAATCTTATTTTAAATTAATTGAATTGGGATGCAAGCCAGAAGAAGCACGGTCAGTATTGCCACAATGCACAGCAACGACTATTGTTATGGGTGCTAATATTAGAGAATGGAGACATATTTTTGAGTTGCGTTGTGATTCCCATGCACAACTTGACATTAGAATGTCAATGACAACACTATTAAAAATGATGTATGAACGTTATCCTGTATTTTTTGAGGATTTATATAAGAAGTTTGTATCAAAAGAAAATGTAAGAAGTGAAGTTTAATTGTTCAATAGTATTACACTAGAAATATTAAATAGATGTATGCAACATTGTATACATTGTTCTTCAAATTCTTCTGCAAAAGATACAACGATATTATCATTTGAACAAATAAAAGATTTAATTAAACAATTAAAATCTTTATCTTACATTGATAAAGACTGTCATATATCAATATCTGGTGGAGAACCATTTCTACATCCTGATATTTTTAAAATATTAAATTTACTTCAATCAGAAAACATAAAGTTTAGTATTTATACTTGTGGCAATATTAATGGAAATCCAATATCAGAACAACAAATCAAACAAGTGATTGATAATAAAATGTTTGATAAAATTATTTTTAGCTGTCATGGTGTTGGAAATGATTATAATTATATATCGCAAACCAAAAACGGATGGGATATTTTTCAACAAAGTATAAAAAATGTTGAAAAATACACTAATATTGAATTACATTTTGTGCCATTAGTTGTTAATTTGATTGGATTTTCTGAAGTGATTAATTTTGCATTAAGTCATAATGTAAATAGAATATCTATTCTTAAAGCAGTTGCACAAGGAAGATGTACTGAAGATTTATTGCCAACAAATACTGATTTAATTCAATTTATTAATTCTATTGATAAGAAAAAAATCAACATTAGATTGGGGAATCCATTAAGATATATGCTTGGTTTGAATAATTGTTGTACCGCAGGTAGAGAAAAATTTGTTGTTACATCAGATGGATATATCGTTCCTTGTGAGGTTTGTAAACAATATAGAACTGAGTGGGGAAATATTCATAAACAAACATTAAATGAATGTTTAACTATGAAAAAATTTAATCTTAATTCTAAATTGTGTAAGTAAAAAAATAAACCTGTTTGCATATTTTGCAAACAGGTTTTTCTATTATATTGTTAGAACGATATAAGGGAGAGAAAATAATGGCAAATATTTCAAAATATGTATATCAAAATTTGATTACATTAAATGGTTCGAGACCATATTTATATAAAGACTCTGACGATATTTTATATACAGTTATGAGCATGAAAAATGATGATTCAACGGAATGGCTAGATTTATACTATTCTATTGATGATGGCGAAACGTGGACACTAGATGAAAATTTACCTATTAATACATATCCATTGTATGATGCAAAAATAATTGTTATTGATACCACTTGGTATGTATTTGCGCATGGAATGGATTCTAATGCTATAGATACCATTTATTTTATTAAGAAAACTGTTGATACTAGTAGCACTTCTGACACCATAACAATGGTGTGGGATGAAACTTGGACAAAACTTTTTTCAGACACAACATTTAATAATCGTGTTACAGATATTTGTACGGATGATAACGGTTCATTCATTCATTTATTGTTTGACCAACTCAACTCTAATAATAAATATGCCGTACATTATGCAATGCTTTCAACAGCAGATTATGCTTTAAAATATAACGTTGTAATTAATTCAAAACCATCAGTTAATCAACATAATGGTAAAATCATGTTGTTAACAGGAAATACGTTGGCTATGTCATGGGAAGAAGAAAATTATAATGGATTGTCTCAGATATTTTATACGCAATATGATTATATTAACCAGGAATGGAATCAATTTTTACAATTAACTTCTGATGATATACACAATAATTATCATCAGACAATGACAAGAGATTCTAATAATGTTGTATATTTGACATGGTTGAATACAAAAGATAGTTATGCCACTGATAATATTAATGTTACTTCAATTGTTGACATGGAGCAAAAAGAGGTAACTACAATATCAAATAATGCAAAAAACAATCAATATCCTTATATCACTTGTGATGAATATGATTGTTTATATGTGTTATATAATTTAGCAAGCGAATCAATACAATATTTAAAAAAGGCTTATAGCAGTTCAACGTGGACAAGTGTTACTGAATTAAGCAATAATAATTGGCAAATGTTGTATGGGTATTGCGTAAATAGTAATTTATATACAATTGTTAGACAAGATAATGAAATTTATTTTGTTAGAATTGATACTGATTTGGCAGAAGTGTTTGCGCCCATTTCTGATTTACAGATTGCTTCTATTACAAATAGTTCAGTAAGTTTTGCATGGACTCCTGTTAGAAATGCAGAAAAAATATACTTGCAAGAACTAGAGGAAGATAGCTGGCAACCAGTCGCGTTAATCACGCCATTATCTGTAACGGATAATTCAGCAGTTGGTATTGATTTGCCAGCAGGAAAATTAAAATTTAGAGTTGAATTCACAAGGACAGACAAAACAAAAGGTGTTTTATATTTAAATGGAACATTAGATAATGATAAAAAACAAAATATTAATTTATCATGGCAACCCCCTAACAATATTGTTAGTCAGACATTGGAATACTCAATTGAAACATGGAACGATTTGTGCGTTATTCCAAACAAAAATTATTTTTTCTCATGCGATTTTGATGGAAGAATAACTAAGTTTAGATTTCGAGTTGTTGGTGGTGTTGCAGAAGGTGTTTCTAATGAAGTCAGACCATTAACGATTTCATTAGATGGTCAGGATTTAGTTTTGGAATGGACAAAATTAAAGGATTCCACTTATTTGGAAGTGCAACAAAGTATTGATGGCGATGATTGGTACACAGCAACGACAAAGGAACCAATTTCAAAAGATTCTGAAAAAGCTACTATAACAAATTTAAATGAAGTGACATATAGATACAGATTGGCATATTTAGTCAATTCAGTAGAACAATATTCTAATTGGGTTTCATTAACAAACAATCTTAAATGTACGGCAAGTGATTATAAATCAGCAACATTGCAATGGACTTCTATTGATGGTGCAGAAAATTATAAATTTCAATATTCTATTGATGGGGGAGTTAATTGGACAACTTCTGTGAATCCAATAACAAATTGCAGTACAGTTATTTCTAAATTAAATTATGATACAGATTATTTATTTAGAATGTATTTTCCTGGTAGATTTACTGGCGTATATTCTAATATAATCTCTGTGAAAACAAGCAAAAAACCTGTGGATGATTTATCTTTGGTATCGCTTGTAGGAACAGTTGGTACATTTAAATTTAGTATAAAAGATTCGTATTCATCAATTTCGTTTTATGCATTGGATTTAAATACAGATGAAACCATAGACGGAGAAGTGGAAAATGTATCACATGTTATATCAACGCCAACAGCAACAAAAACAGAGATACAATTTGTTATTAATAATTTCAAAAAAGGACATTATTATTCTGTTTTTGTAATGCCAAATGGTAGTCATTATGGAGACCTTTCAAATCAGATAGACATTACAACTACAGGTAATAGTCCAAAAAACATTACCTGTACAAAACAAGACAAACATAGTATCGTCTTTCATTGGGATGATTTAGCTGAAATAACAAGTACAAATGTATCTAGTTTTGTTTATATTCAATATAGTATGGATGGGATTATATGGAATGAGGAAATTGTAGATGCAGTTAATGATTTTGAATTAAAAAACTTGATGCAAAATACTACATATCAAGTTAAATTGATTTGCTTATATGGAGAAAATTATGGAGTAAGTGATATAATTACAGTTAAAACATTAGCTTCAAATTTTGAACCTGTATATGGTGATAGATTGCCAAACGAACGTAGTTTTGTTTATAACTCAATTGATAAATTGTTTTATATTTTTGATAGAGGAAAAATATACACATATAATGAAACGACAAAAGACCAATTTTTGTTAGTTGATTATGGAATAAAGGCAAATCATATATATTCTGCAATGAAATGCGATAAAAACGGGAATATACATTTAGTATTTACATGCGGAAAGCAAGTAGTATATTGTACAAATTGTAAAGGTTATAATAGTGATGGAGATTCAGTTCAACATAAAATTGAAGAAGGTATGATTATTGAATCAAACGCTTTAGTTAATGAATATTTGAATCCTGATTTACAAATCAATTCAAAAAATAATGTAGTTATGATTGTATGGGAAGAAGATTTTGGCTATTGTTCCAATGTTAGTGGGGTATGGTATCGTAATGGTGAATTATATCAGGAACAGCAAGAGTTAGTAAATAACACATTGCACAATCATGCTCCAAAGATTGCATTGAAAAATAGTGGAGGTTGGTATTTAGCTTGTATTGATACAGAACCGTATATGAATATTGTGGAAAGCGTTTTGGATAACGATTATACTTCTTCAACTTATTTACAAGAAACGTTAACAACAGAACAAATAAAAATAAAAAATGTTTATACAGATAATTTTAATAATTTTAGCGTGTGTACAGATAATTTAGATGGATTAAGATTATTTTATGATTCAGTAACAGATGGCACAAAAACTTCAACATATGGAACATATATCGATAACAAGTATGAACAAGTAGCTGTGTATGGCGAGTCATTACAAGACACGCAATTAATAGCAAAACAGGACTTGTTGTTAGTTGGACGTTCTGTTGCTGTTGTATATACTGCAAAATATTCTGTTGAGTCACAAGCATTTACTGATTTAATGGAAATGGGAATAGATACAATTGATGACAATCCATTATGCATGTATTATGATTCAAAAAATGTATATGTTTTATCGTTTAATTCTGGCGAGTTTTTAATTCAAACAAAAGCAATAAAAGATATTTCTCAGAACAATAATTATGTTAATAATATTTGGATAGATAATAAATTTAGTTTGCAAAATGATGAAGACGATTATATGTTGGAGATTTGGACTAGTGGCGATATTAATTATTATCCATCATTGTTCATTAAGTGTAATAAAACAATTCGAGAAATAACACCATTAGATGAGTTTGGATATAGAATTAACAAATCAATTAAAGTAAATAGTGTAGAAAATATTGATTTGACGGATTCAACGGAAGTTACAAGGGTTTCGGCGTATCTATCTAATAATACTAAAGCAATGATTGAAATAAAATTTAATACTACAGAATCATTATTTGTTGATTTAACAGACTTTATGTATTATTCATGGGACAATACAACAATTATAAAATCGGCTTCAAAATAAATATAATATAAACAAAAAGGAGTGATTTTATGGACGAATTAGAAACTAAAATCCAGGCGGTTTTAGATTCATTAAATAGCACGTTTGATGTTGCAATTGAAGATTCACAAGATGTGGATAGTCAAAAAATAATTACTAAAATTGTACTAAAAAATCTAAATAATGACGGCTCGGATTTTGTCGAATCTTTTTGTTCTTTATTTGGGCCATTCATTGAAAGCGTTTCAAATGGAGAAAAAGAATTGGTCTTTGAAGAAAATAAAGGATTAACTATAAAAAGAACAAAATAAAAAAAGCCCCTTGATTAAAAATAATCAAGGGGCTTTTTTATTAACGAACAAATACTACTGCACAGCGATTAAGGAATCCTGTTGCACTGTTTTCAACAAGAATTTTATTTGCGTCTTCGTCAGATACAATAGGATAAGTGTTGTGGTTGTCCACGCCGATTGCTTTAACAATAAGAGGATTTGCACCTGCACGAGGATGTGTGTTAATATCTTTTGAATATCCTGCCATACCATTTGATACAACATAATCATAATCGAGGTTTTTATAACCGTAAATTGGCTGACCAGAAGCATTTTTGATAACAGGACTCATAGCAGGACTTAGATTGAGTCCACGGCAATCAATCACAACCCCGGTATACGCTCCAGAAGCGTTCAGGCGAGTAGGAGTGGAAGTGTTGGTATTGGGTGTAGGCAATGGTTCAATAACGTTTGTCTGTGGCATGACAGCGCTGGCAATTGAGTTTGACACGCCATACAATTTAACACGCATAGTAACAGTGTACATACCATTACCATCATAGTCCTCTTTGATGATTTCTGCTCCCTTAACAACGGCAGAGATTTTAGTCTTTGTTACTTCATTAGTTACCATGAGGTTTTCTACTGTGGTTTCGCCATCAATGGTAACACCCTGTGCGGTTTCAGCAAGAGCACGATATGCATTGACAATAGCAGCTCGACGTGCTAGTGCTTTGGCATGACCGGGATTAAGAGCTGTTGGTGGTGCAACTCCTACTCCAACACCCTCAATCGTGCTATTCTCCCAGTTTACATCACCTTTTGACTGCGATGAAGATGCGAATACGGAAGTGCTCATGATAATCATAAGCATTGTGAAAAGTACCATAATCTTTTTCATTTTGTTTTTCCTTCTTTCGTTATACATTTAAATATTGTTGACATTTTGCAATACGTTGTCGGCATTCTTCCAACAAAGAACTAAGTTCAGAAGAATACAATTCTTCAATTCTTGTTTCTTTGTCAATATATAATTGAAAATTATTTATTGCTTCTGAATATTTGCCATTTTTCATACATAAATATCCAATGTAGTACCAATAGTAAGTGTATGAATCATCAATTTCATAAGCTCTCTTGAAGTAATATTTAGCATTGTCGTAATCTTTCATAGTATCATAGTATCTTGCTAATTCATATACTGCAAGTGGTTCATTTTTATCCATGTCACATGATTTAACAAGATAATAAAAAGCTTTATCATAATCGCCTAATTCTCTATAACAAGCTCCCGTATAACAATACATTTTTCCTGTATTAAATCCTAGATTTCTAGCTTTTTCCAAATACTCTAAACCTTTTTTGAATTCGTCTTCGAAAAATGCATTTTGACCTAATGAATAATATACTTCAGGGAAATTATCGTTTATTTTTAATGCTCTATATAATGCTTCATCAGAAAATTTCATTTTTGACATTACTGTGTAACAATAACTTTCTCGAATATAACACAGAATAAATTTATCGTCATTTAGTAATGCTTTTTCATAATTTGCAATCGCTCCATTCCAATCTTTTTCTTTTTCACAATTCAATCCCCTATCATACCATGCTAGTGAAATTGGATTTGTAGAAGAACCCATAGCTGTCGCGGTTTTCAACTCTTGAACTTTTGCTTCCAAATCATTTATCTTTACTTGATTTTTTTCACTTTCCTTTCTCAATCTTTGGTTTTCTTCTTCTTTTTTCTTGTTATCAACGCCGTGCTTAATTATTTCATCCAAATTTGAATCATCCATGGTGATGGACAAATTGCAAGTGACAACAAAAATTCCATTGTTTTGCATTTTCCAAATAAATTCAGAATTGTTTATTTTAATAATGGAAGCTGAGATTGTTGATACTTCATCTTGCTTTAGCTGAAAATTTTCCGTTTTTGAATAACTTTCAACATAAACGCCAACTTGTTCAACAGCGTTTCTGATTGCAAGTTCTTGAACTTTCTTTTGAGAATCAATTTTGTTTTCGCCATCGCCCATAATGTATTCACTTGTGGCAGAAATTGTTTGAATTTTTGCAAATACAATGTGAGGACTAAAATTAATTGCGAAAACAATAAAACTGATTATAATCATTATAATTTTTTTCATTTCCTTCACCTCTTGTTAATCATTATATCATATAATATTATTTGTGTCAAGGTTTTTTAAAAAACTTTAATCCAATGCATATTATTCTTCCATGCCGGTTCCGTACAATATAAAGCTTTTCTATACAGATAATGTTTGTAGAACGTAGGAATCATATCCATAAAGTCATATACATATGCTTTGTTACGACCCTTGAAAAGTCTAAGCACACGTCCTACACGCTGAAAAGCACGAGTGGAAGATTTTCCGCTACCTGCCAAAATGAGAACTTTTAGAGCAGGAACATCTAAACCTTCATCCGCAATAGTAGAACCAATAAGAATCGTAACTTTTTCCTGGCGAGAAGCTTCAAGAATTGCCATGCGTTCTTCCATTGAAGTAACTCCACTAATGAATTCAGAATGATGAAGCGTGAATGTTTTTCCATTGTGCACAAATTCAAAAGTTTCGTCATTAATTTCTTTTCTAATGCGATTCAGAAGCATGTTGCCATGTTCAATTTTATTAATAAGTACCAAAATTGAACCAAGATTTTTATCAATGCTACTTTTAACCAATTTCATAATTTTATTATTGCGACTAGTATTATTTACAATTGCGCAATTATATGTTTTTGCATAAGAGCCCAACCATTGACAATTTTCTTCTTGTTCGATAAAATTAATCTCACAGGGAGTAAGTTTACCTTTTTTAATTAACGTAGTTGCATTAACATTTGATTTCGGATTGCGTACATTAATAGATGCTTCAATCAGCATATCGTCCGTTCCATCACGCCATGGAGTTGCAGATACGGCACAACGGTAATATGCATTTCTAGCCATTCTAGCTACCATAAACAATGTATGCGAACCTAAAAACTGACACTCATCTACCAACAATGCTTTTGCTTTTGGTAAAACCTCTGATTTCAATGCAGTTTGGGGAGTAGCAACAGTGATGTCTTGAATATCTTTTTCACTACCCGTTAAAACACCAACCTTTACACCCAAAAATTTTGCAATTTCGTCACGGAGCTGATATGCTAGAGTTGCTTTTGGTGACATAACAATTACAGGTTTCACATCGAACTGTGAAATCATCCCTGCAAGAACAAGTGTTTTTCCTGCTCCAGTTGCCATTTGTACAATCATGCGAGAACGCGCATTATCAAAAACATTCTGCTGATAATCACGTGGCACAATACCATCAACAATATTAAAATTAGCATTTGATTCTGGCTCTATTCTTTTATCGATAAGTTGTACTTCTAATTTATGCTTTTTTAATATATTAATAATATAGGGGATTAGACCTGTATAAGAAATGCAGGTTTTAGGATTAAAAATGACGTGTAGCTGTTTTGGTGCACCAAATCCACCAGTTTCATATGACAGTTTGTTCGCAATTTCATATTTAATGGTAGAATCAGTTAAATTGTTTACCTTACAGGTTACATTTCCATACTCAATCGTAATCATTTTTAATCACTTCCTTTCCTTAACTCTATATACATTATATAATATATTTGTTTATTTGTCAATAGTTTTTAAAAAATAAAAGAGGTGTTTTTCGTGAAAATTGGAATAGATATAGATGGAACAATCAATAACTTTCAAGACGTTGCAGCGAAATATTTAAAACAGGATTATGGAATAAATTTTGATGATAGTAATTATGAATTATATACAGGATTGAATAAGGTACAGATAAAAGAATTTAATGAAAAACATCAAGATGATTTTTTAAATGATGTAACATCATTGCCACATTCTCAGGAAGTAATTAAAGACTTATTGTCAGAAGGTAATCGGATTTATATTATAACGGCAAGATATTATTCTATGGCTGACCCGACATTAGAATGGTTGCGCATGAATCAATTTGCATATAATGAAATATATTTTAATGCAGGTAATAAGGTTGATGTTTGCGCATGGAAAGATATAGATGTCATGATTGATGATAATCCGCATAACTTAATGGCATTAGCAAAACATGATATACCATTTATTACATTTAAGCAAAATTATAATGATATGGTTTATGGAGAATTATATAAATCAAATGATTGGGAAAACATTCATGATTTTTTGACTTTTTTTGGAACAAAAATTAAATAAGTTTTATAATATTCTGAAATATATAAGACTAGTAAATGATTAATTTTCAAAGTGAATTAATCTATTTAATTTTAAGGAAATACTTTATAAATTAGGTGGTGAAGATTTAATGTCAGATATAAAAGACTTATCACTTCAATCCCTTTATGATTTAATAGCAACGAAAGCAGATAAAACACATACCCACGCCTTTGTAGGTAGTATCGAAAGCGCATTGTCGTTGAATGGTATCACGTATGACAAATTTGTTAGAAATGATTTAAAAGACCAGACAATAAAAGCGTTTTATGACAGTGTTACATTTGGTGTTGCTTCTAATAATACAATTATTACGTTAAAAGCTGAAGATAATAGAGCCAGATTGGAAATTGATAATCAAAATTTAGATACGTCTAATTTTTCAATATCCGGTCCACATAATCAAGACGTTATCATGAAAGTTTCTGGAGAACTTTTGATAAATGATTCTAGGGTTTTAACATTAAATGATAAAAATGAAATAACGGGAATTGATTTTACAGAATTGGATATAGCAGGAAGGGGAATCCTCGTTGATAGGGGAGAACCATTAAATGTAACAGATGGTGTTATTTGGGGTCAGACACTAGACGAAGATTTAGTGGATGATGAAACAGCCGTTGCAAATAACACCTTGTATACTGTTCCAATTGGTGCTATAATAAAGACATTATCTAATGTTGTTCCAAATGGATATCTAAAAGCAGATGGGCATACAGTATCTAGAGAAGGTTTTAATGGGTTATGGACATTCGTTAAAGCAAAATCATCTTTAGTTCCTGATGAGGAATGGAAATTAGAAAAAGCTTCAAATGAAAAGGTTTTGAAATATAGTTATGGTGACGGAAGTACAACTTTTAGGCTTCCAAATATTCCGACTAATGATGATACAATGTATTTAATTAAATCATATGATGATTTGTCTGCAAGAAATGTTGTAAATTTACAAACAATGCAGGATTCCATTGATGAAATAAACAAATCAAAGGTTGTTTCTGGAATAGGATTTAATAAATATTATGAAGGTGGACTAACTCAGTATGGGGTAATCACAGGTTCAACGTGTATGTTCTCGATTCCATTTATTGATAACTCATATACCATTATTACTTCATATGAAGGTTCTGCAAAAAATGTAGACATAACAATTAATAGTTTAACAAAATCAGCTACAAAATGCGATTTTATTGTAACGAATTCAGCAGGAATTGTAATGAATAATGCAGTAATTCACTATATAGCAATGGGTAGGTGGAAATAATGAGATATTTTGCTACATTTGCTGATACGGGCGAACGCTTAATGACATTGGTTGCTGATGGATTACCATTAACTGTTTCTGATATTATTACTCAATATCCACAAGCTATTGAGATTTCAGAAGAAGACCAGAAGTTATATATGCAAGGATATATTCGTGGTAAAAACGGTAAACCTCAAAAACCAACTAGTACAGATTCAATAGAATCAGCTAGACAACAAAAAATTCTTCAGATTAAAGACATGGCAAAAGCAAAATTGGTTGAAACTGACCATAATATTGTTGAGTATTTGGAATTAAAAAACATGACAGAAGAAGAATATAATTTGTTAAAAAAGCAAAGACAATCAATTAGAGATTATAGAGATAAATTGGTGCAAACAGTCGTTTCACTAAATAATGTTGAAGCAATTAATGTTATTGAATTTAAATTATAAATATAAAGTAGTTTCCAAAAGGAAACTACTTTTTGTATAATAAACAATAAAAAGAAAGAAGTGGATACAAATGGAATTCAATAGAGTATTGGCATTCGGAGATGCACATGGGAATTACACTCAATTAAAACAATTAATATCTAGAGTTAATCCTACAAAAGAAGATTTGCTAATTTTTTTAGGTGATTATATAGATAGGGGAAATCAAAGTTTAGATTGTTTAAAATTAGTAATGAAATTATCAAAACAAGATAATGTTATTGTGTTACGTGGTAATCATGAACAAATGATGTTGGATTACTTTAGTGAAGAATTCAGTGAGAATAATTATGGTGATATTTGGCTTAGTAATGGTGGTGACAAAACGTTAAAAGATTTAAAAGATTTATCAGATGGTGAGTTTAGTTCTATTATTGAATTTGTTGAATCATTACCAATAAAATATGAATTGAATAATTTTTTCTTTTGTCATGCAGGTGTTAATCCTAGAATTGATTTTGAACATCAACTTGAAGATGATATGCTTTGGATTAGAGAAGACTTTTTGTTTAAATATGATAAAAATAAAATTGTGGTTGTTGGACATACGCCGACACAATGTATTGTTGAAGATAGAAATGTTCCTATTTTATTGCCAAACAATATCGTTATGTGTGATACTGGTTCTTTTTTAGATAATGGAAAAGTATCATGCGTAAATGTTTTAACGAATAAATTTTGGCAAAGTGATGCCAGAAAATAATTTTATTTTCTTTAATTGAAAAAATAACTAAATTGAATATAATAACATCATCAAAAATAGAAAGAAGGAAATTGAATGCAGGATTTTGATAAAAAAGCACAAGCAAAAAAGTTATCAGCATTAAAAAGCGCAATGAAGTCATTGAGCAAGTCAACTAAAAAGGAGAATCTTATTCAGATTTTAGGTGAAGCTCCACAGCAAGAATATGATTGTATTCCAACTGGTTATCTTACATTGGATTCAGCATGTACAGGAAAAGGAATTGCTCGTGGAAGAGTTGTAGAGTTGTTTGGTGCAGAATCAAGTGGTAAATCATTGATTGCACAAAAAATTATTGCAGCTTGTCAGTCACATGGTGGATTGTGTGCATATGTTGATTTGGAATTCACTTTTGATACTTCTTTTGCAAAAAAACTTGGAGTGCAGGTTGACAATCTTGTTATTTCACAGCCGAGTTCATTGCAGGAAACATTCAAGGTAATTGATGCCTTGATTGATGCAGGAGTTGATGTTATTGTACTAGATTCAATTGCTGCGCTAGTTCCTGAAGAAGAATTGGAAGCAGAGCCTGGTAAACAAACTGTAGGTCTTGTTGCTCGTTACATGTCACAGTTCTTGCGTAGAGTTACAAGCAAGCTTGCACATGCAGGAGGTATACTGATTTGCATTAATCAGACACGCGAAAAAATTGGCGTAATGTGGGGAGATAACACTACTACTGGTGGAGGTAGAAAAATAGCGTAAGATTGTGTTATATTCAGGGCATTAATAAATAATTATAATGACTGTAAAAACAGAATCGTAGCTTTGCTTCCACGTTAAAAAACGCCGTGAATTGCTGGAAGGTTCTGCCGAAAGGCATAAAACAATATCCATACTACAACGTAACAAGAGATTGTAAGCGTGAATGTTTGAAAAATGGATGGTTGGAAATAATCAGCAACAAAGTATTAGCAGAAATGCTATTATGTGTTCAGAGACTAGAGGTAAGCCTAAATCGAAAGATATGGCGATAAAATCCTCCACGAGTGCGGTGAAACTCTCATTTTATGGAAAATGAGCAGAAGATATAGTCCGAAATTTTCTTGAAAAAGTTTAATGGGATAAAGAGCCTGTTTGTAAAAATTTTGAAAGCACTAAAATTTTATAGTTCCTTGCGTTTGCGCGTATCAAAAAACGCAGATGGAATGTTGAAAGAAAAGCATGGTGCAGAAGATGTTGTTGTTGGACAAGGAATTCGAGTAAAGGTTGTGAAAAACAAAACAGCTTCACCATTTAAGACAGCAGAATTTAAGGTTTATTTTGATGGTAGACATGTAGATGATGTTGATGAAGTTGCTGACATTGCGCTTGCAAAAGGTATTATTCCGCGATATAATGCAAAGGGCGAGTTGACAGAAACTGGGAGACAATACAAGTGGCCTAGTGAGCCTAAGTTCCTTGCTAAGTCAAAAGCAGAAGTGCCTGAACAGATTCGTTTGTTCCCAAATGTAAAACAGGAATTGATTGATATTATAGCTTCCGGTGATTTCGAATCGCATCAGTATGATTCTGAAGAAATGGATTCAGATATGAGCGATGAAGAATTTGAAGAATCGCTTCGTGATGATTCTAATACGGATATTAGTAAAGAAGAGGAAGACGATTGGTCTAAACTTGATTCTTAAAAATAAAAAATACCTCATGAAAATGAGGTATTTTTTTTGTGTTTATAATATATTTTTAAAGTAGGATGGTGAAAAAACATGATAAATTTTGCTACAACAGATTTAGATTCAATGATGAAAGATATTGTTGATATTTTTAATCTAGAAGGTGTTAAATTAGTTAGATTATCAGGGCTTTTTTTAAGAGAACGAGAAATTTCAAACTATAAAGATTTAACTCCTGACGAATTAGATAAAATAGTACACAAATTAAAAAAAGCAAATGTTATTAATTATCAATATATAACATATTGTCCGCATTGTAATGAAGTTAGTTATCAAGTGGAAAAACAAGAAAACCCATTTAAAGCAAAAAGATGCGATACCTGTGGACAAATATTTATACCTCAAAATGAAATATCACTATATGAATTAAAACAATAATTGATATAATAATAGTAGAAATGAAAAATAAATTTGAGGGTCTACTATGAAAAAGCTATATGAGCAAGAATCAAAAGAATATGAAAATAATCTTTGGAATAAAGAAATAGGTAAACCAGCTAGAGATTATTTAAGAAAACGAAACATAAAACCTAATACTGCAAAATATTGGCATTTGGGATATTCACCTGAAAATTTCATTCCTGAATGCTATAAAGATGAAACAAATGAAAAATTTAAATTTTGGGAAAAAATGAATGGTAGATTAACAATACCTGTTTATGACCAAAATGGAAGTTTAATTGCAATATCAGGTAGAGCAATCAATCCAGAAACAAAACCAAAATATATGCACTATCAATTTCCAACAAGAAGAATTTTATTTGGATTGTTTTTTAATGAAAAAGAAATCTTAAAACAAAATATGTTGATTTTAACAGAAGGACAGATGGATGTTATTTCAGCATGGCAAAATGGATTTAAATTATGTTCATGCACGTTTGGAGCACATTTTTCTTCTGAACAATTAGCTATTGCATCAAGATATACAGATAGAGTAAATGTTTTATATGATGATGATGATGCAGGTCAAGAAGGAGCAAACAACTCATTAGAAAAAATAAAATTACGTGGGGATGTCAAAGTTCGCATATTAAGAGGTATTCTTAAAAACGGTAATGATTTGGATGATTGGATAAAAAAGAATGATTATCATTTCATTATGAAAATAATAAATTCTTCAAAAGAAGATTTATTAAAATATAAACTAAATATTATAAAATAATATTTATAAATTAAGGGATAAAACCTGTAACCCTGGAGGGCTTTGTATGAAAAAAACCTATGTATTAGACACAAATGTATTATTGCAGAATCCGGAAGCTTTATTTTCTTTCGAGGACAATAAGGTTGTATTAACAGAAGCGGTTTTAGAGGAATTGGACAATTTCAAACAGAAAAAAGATGATTTGGGTGTCAATGCTCGTGCTGTGATAAGATATTTGGAAAAACTTAGAGAAAGTGGAAAGTTAACGGAAGGTGTTGCATTAAATGATTTCGGTGGAAGTTTAATTGTAGAAACTAATCATGTAGATGAACAATTGCCACCAAATTGGGACACCAAAAAAGCCGATAACAGAATTATACAGGTTTGTAAGGCATTAAAAGATAAGGGCGAAAATGTTCATTTGGTAACAAATGATTTGATGGAGCGTATTAAAGGTGATATTTCATTAGTATGTAGTGAAGGATTTGAGTCAAATCGTGCACCAAAATTAGACCAGCAATATAATGGTAGAATTGAGGTGTATGTTAAGGACAGTGACTTTGCTAAATTCTATGATGAAAAAAGTTTACCAATTGATACTCCATTGATTGAATATGATGCAGAAACAGGAGAACCTATTCAATTTGGAGAACAGTTGTTCGCAAATGAGTTCATTATTTTGAAAAACTCACAAGGAAATACTGCACTAGCTAAAATTGATAAACAATGTCGCAATATTGTAAAACTTAATTATGAAAAATATTTCCCTTATGGAATTAAACCCCGTAATGTTGGACAGAAATTCATGATTGAAGCATTAATGAGCGATTGCCCGTTGGTCATTCTTAAGGGTGTTGCAGGAACGGCAAAAACATTGTTGAGTTTAGCTGTTGGTTTGGATAATATTACTGAAAAACAAGAATTTAGAAAAATTTTGGTATGTAGACCTGCAATTGCAATGGGTGGAGAAGATTTAGGTTATCTACCTGGAACTGAACAAGAAAAAATTGACCCGTATATGAGACCGATTTATGACAATTTGGAAATCCTCGTTGATTCTGACCCGAAGCAGAGATATAATAGTGAAGAAGAATTGGCAGGTAAAGTTCGCTACATTATGGAAAATGATTGGATTGATATGGAAGCTTGTTCTTTCTTGCGCGGTCGTTCTATTAGCAAACAATATATTATTATTGACGAAGCACAGAATTTATCACAAACACAAATTAAAGCAATTGTTACACGTGCAGGAGAAGGAACAAAGATTATCATTGCTGGTGACCCTAATCAGATTGATACCCCGTTCCTTGATACTACAAACAATGGTTTAAGTTGGTTGGCAGAGAAAATGAAAGGTTCTTCATTATGTGCACAAGTAACGGCAACGGATTCAGAGTGTGTGCGTTCTAAACTTGCAGAAGAAGCAATTAAGAGATTAGATTAAAGGAAGGAAACTTGTTTATGGAGAATGAGGACGTTGTTTTAGACGTTGATTTAACTAGGAGAACAGAAGAAGAATGGTCAAGTATTTATCATTTGAGATTGGTTGACGATATAATTGATACAGAAACAATGAATGAATTTGAATGGGCGTATAAATTGTATAAGTCGAAATATTATTTGTTACCTAGTGCAAATAATAATTATGAAGTGGCTGAACAAATGGAAATGCGTGGAATGAAAATATATAGAGATTTGTTTTCACATGCAGATAGAGCAGAAAAAAATATACTAAACCAGGGTAAATATATGGCAACTAAATATGTGTTAGACTATCGATAATCTTATAAAAACAGCCTATAAAAATATAGGCTGTTTTTTCATATAATATAAATAAAAGGTTGATGGTGTATATGAATATATTCAGTATATTAAAACGAAAAATAAGACATAGATTAGAATGTTATTTGGCAACAAAAGCATTATTTGATACAGTAAAAGCAAATCGAAAAGATAAGGACGGAGCTATTTCTTTATCTTTATTGGAACTTAAATATAAATTCAAACACATAAAGAACATTAATGACAAAATAAAAAATGATGATTTATTGTCAGATTATGATGTTTGGCTTAATGAAGATAACGATGATTATTATTTAATAAAGCATAACGTTTGTTGTTTTAAGGGAAATATTGCTTATACAGATAAAGATAAAGAAATGGGATTAGATATTATATCCTATGATTATGAGATTTATAATTTATACATTATGGCGTATACTCATATTTGCCTAGACGATAAAAAAATAGCAAAAGAATTTATTAAAAACAACAGCTCAAAAATAGCACAATTAATGTTTAATGATTGTAATATTGAAGTAACGAACAGAGGATTGGCTATATACCCAAAACAAAAAGCATAGTTTTTTTATAAAAATCTATTACACTTATGAAAATATAAAAAGTGTGGTGATTAAAATGACAACAGAAAACATAAAGAAACTATTAATTTGTATTTTGTCTTTAGTTGTAATTTTATTTGTTTTATATAAAGTAAATAATTACATAAATACAAAAACGGGAAAAATTACCCCTGTAACAATGACAATAGATGATTCTAAAGACCCGTTTAAACTCAAAACAGCCGTTAATGACAATAGTGATGCAAGATTAGATGATTATCAAGCAAAAGAAGTAAGTAATACAATAACGAAAATAATTGATAGAAATAGAGAGCCAGATAGAACTGTTAACACGATTGGTTCAAATTATCAATCTGAGGTTTCTTCTTATGCAAAACAACAGAAAGCAGATGCAGTAGTTGTAACTCCTGCAAAAGGCGAAACGAAACAAGTAAGTGATATTAAAGATACGGATAATGTAACAATAAATCAGTATAATATAAAAGCGTATCCAAAACATCAGGTTAGTGTTGCTCACTATACCGATGGTGATACGACGATAGATTATGAAACACAAGTGAAAATATTTGGAGCACATGCATATATAGGCCCAACGGTAAAATTATCAAAAGATGATGGAACTTCGGTGGGTGTTAAAATGACTATACCATTTTAATTAAATAGAAAGAAGGAATTTTTTTGCAAGTAAAGCAATGTAAGGTATGTATGTCTAGGCATAAGGGTATAATTGAAGAATTGGCTATAAAAAAATTATCCCCTGAGAAAATATATGAATATTTGCAAAATCTAACAGACCCAACAGATGTAAAAATCGTAAAAGAAGAAAACATTAAACCTTCTTCTATTCGTAGACATTTACAAAGGCATTTTAATGAAAAAGAAGATTTATTAGTTAAAGATGCAACAATAAAATCTAAAATTAAAGCTTCTAGAGAAAAATATTCAGAAGGTAAGAAGATAAACATTGATAAAGCCAATACAATCGCACACATGATTGAATTGGCTTTAGCAAGAATGGAAGAAGTAGAAACATTATCAGATGCTAAAAAACATCAATATACCATAGGTTATATGGGGCAGATAAAATCTTTAGTTGATGAGCTTGATAAAGTTAGTGGAGCAATTAAACAAGAAGGTACAATTGATTCTAATTTTTATAGAAATCAAATAGACACATTTGCCAAAATTGTTTTATCGACAATACGTGCATTAGACCAAAAGTATAAGATGAATTATCAATTAGAAGTTGATTTTTCTAGCGAATTCAAAAAACAAATGGAATTGTTTAAGTCTAGAGAAGATATGATTTTTTCAGGAAAATTATCTCCAACAGATGGCGAAAAAGATAGAAATGTAAATACATTTAATGACGATTCAAAATTAGTATAAAAAGGAAGTGGTAGTTAATGGGATATAAAATTGATTTTAAAACTTATGAAGAACTAACAACATTTATTGATTTTGCTTCAGATTTGTTATTGTGGGGAACAAAAAAATTTGAATTGATTTCATCTACCGGAGCAGTTATGAATATTGATACAAATAATTATATGATGGGCAGTAGTGGAAAGTACGTTCCATTCTCCACTTTAAGACCTTATATTAAACAATATTACACAAATAATGGTTCATTACCAATCATATTAGATATAAAATTAATATGTCCTGATAGTTTTAGAGCTTCAGCAGACCCAAATAATTATTATCAGGCGTTTTATATAAACTTTTATTCAAATAAAACAATAAATTATATTAATTTAAGTTATGATGAAAATGGAGAAAATCTTGTAACAGAACCATATACTGTGTTTGTTTCATATATTAAAGATATGTATAACAATTGGGAAGTTTATTATGCTTCTGAATATCAAAGTTAAATATTATTATTATTTACAATATAATATTTAATAAAAAGTTTTTTAAGAAGGAGATTTTTTGATGCAAGAATCTGCAAAAGCCATCTTGACAATTTTAAATAATTTAAAGTTTGAAGCTTATTATAATGGTGATAAATGTCGTAATGAATTATATAACGAAATATATAAAGGGAAAGGACATTTAAAAACATTCAAAACTACAATTGTTACTAATGCAAAAACCGAAGAAATTTGTAAATTTTTTCCTAATCATAGAGTTGATGAAAATAATTCCATGATTGTATATGTTAATTTTGCTAATGAAGAATTTCAAATTGAAAGTTTTCATAAAGAACAATATTATATTAAAGAACCTGAACAGTTTTTAAGCGTTCCCATTGTTGAATATGTAGATACATTAGAACAAGATTTTGATAGAAAAGTGTTTACAATAAATTGCGTTGCTAAAAATAAAGAGGAAGAAAACTTCTATGGAGTTAGTGCAAGATTAGATATGACGAATAGAGTCATAAAAACCATTGTTCCGGGGAAAGAGGTTTTCTATGAATATCCAATACGGACATTACAAGCATTTGAATTAATGTCTTTAACAGGATTTAAAATCGATAAAGAAGTTCTTAAAAACATTAAATCGACTATGAGATTTTTAAGATTTATGCCTAGTGAACAGGTTGGCAATGTATTAAGAAAAATTATTGTTGGAAAATATGCTTCAGAAACATTTAAGTTGATGCAAAAGATAGGAATTCTTAATTCTAAGTGTTTAGTGAATAATGAAAAACAAAAAATATTATTAACGTTACAAGAATATGAACCGGAACGATTTGATGTTTTGGATAAATTTAAAAAATCCTCGGAAATTGAGCTAGAATTATGGTCTGTTTTATTTGATAATGAATCGGATGCTAAAAATGAACTTTCAAAATTCAAAAGTTTTTCTGATTTGGAAATTCACACAATATGTTGGTTAATGAAAAATAAAAACATGTGTGAACAAAAAGATGATTTTGGATGTAGACAGGCATTATATGATTCAATTACAGATTTTGAACAGGAACAAGGGATTCATTACTTAAAGGATTTAATTCTTCAAGTAAATCATATATATGCAAGATTGCATGATAAAGAAGATAAAAATAAAGTTAAAGAATTAACAAAAAGATTATTTTTTAATTTATGTTCAAGACCATATTTCATAAATCAATTAACGATTGACATAGATGATTCTCAAAAAAAAGAATTAATACCGAAATTATTGCTTGCGCAAAAATATCCTATTGATGACGAAATGATGAGAAAATTTATAGAGGAAAACTTCCAGGAGTAATTGAATATGACAAGATTGAATCAAGTGTGTGAATTGAATCCGTCACAAATGAAAAATTTTATTATTAATAACCAATCATGTAAAACTTGTGCGTTTATTAATAGTTGTGACCATTCTCACTGTGATGAAAATAAATGTCACGATGGTATAACTCAATGGCTTGCTACAGAAGATAGGTGAACATAAGGTGAAAAAACGTTTAGTTAAAGCAGATGATTTACACGATGTAAAAGCAAAAATATTGGAAATCATTAATAACTCTGATGCTTTATTAAAAGTATATTTAGATTTATATCGAGATTTAAATGATTTGTATAATGATTACCCGAATGTATATGAAGAAATTCAAAGGGTTGTTAAGTTACCAACGAATGATGATGCTGATGAGGTCACAAATTTTAATAGAGATTTGAAAAAGGAATTGCAATATTTAAATGATGAGAATTTCTTACAATCTGTAATGCGTGATAATTCATTAGATGCTGATACAGGTAATGAAGACGAATAGAAAATATATATTATTAGAAAAGGGATTATTAATTTAATCCCTTTTCTATTTGTGATACGGTGGTGAAATATAACATGGCAAATAAATTAAAAAAAATAACATTAAAAGAATATAACGATAAAGCAAATACATGGACAGTTTTATACCCAATGACTTCAGGAGATATGGTTAAGGGAATTGTCAGTAATTCATTGAGATTAAATGGAAAAACAGATGATAAATTTATGCCGTCAACGTTCTCTAGTTTTTTAGAGGTAAAAACTCCAGAAGGAAAACCAGCAGGATTATGTACAGGAAAATTAATCGTAAGTAATGATTATGTTAACGATTCATTAAAGATTTCAGATACACAAGCATATATTAAAGGAAAGTTGTTTGTTTTGAATGGACAAGAAGTGGCAACTCAAAATGATGTAGATAAAATGGTTTCAAGAACCACTAGTAATATTTTGGCTTCAAAAGTAAATGCTTCTAGGTTGGCAGATAAATTATCTGCATCTCCAACAATAAACGATATTGTGTTTGATGGAACAACAAATATTAATATTCAATGTTTCATTGTATCAAGTACCCCTCCTACCAATACATCAAAATTATGGATAGATGGAGATAGTGTCATTAGATATTATTATAACAATAAATGGAATCCATGTACTGCTGTTTGGGATGAAGATAAATAAGTGCAGGTGGAAAAATAAATGGCAAATATAAAAAAAGCAAGTTTAAGTGCAATAGTATCCCAATATTTTAATATAATAAATACTGTACAAATTTATGATGAGACAAGACCAGACAATCCTTATTGGTTTAAAAGTGTTAATTTTGATAACAATGATAAAGTTCCTTATTCAATTACATTAAGCTCGTTACAGAAATGTATTAATTTTGCAGAAAACTCGTTTAGTACAAACTGTGATTGTATTGTAAATAATGATTGTTGTCAAACATGTCAAGCTGAATGTTCTTCATATTCAGGGTCTTGTCAATCTTGTCAGTTTCAAACCTGTCAGAGCATTACATGTCAGACACATGATTGTCAAACAAGTAAGTGCCAATCATATTCAACAACAGAAAAAAGATGCCAAAGTTGTGAATCTGGTCCTTCCTGTCAAGTATTATCATGTCAAAAATGTCAGGATTGTCAGGTATTTTCTTGTCAGTTGATAAGTTGCGAGGGATGCCAAACTTGTGAAGGTTGTCAAACGTGTCAAGGATGTGAAGCTTGTCAGGGTTGTCAAACGTGTCAAGGATGTCAGATAATGTCTTGTCAAACATGTCAGAAATAGAAAGAAGGACACCTATGTTAAATTGTTCTGGAATTATTAAAGAATCCATTGTTGATGGTGACGGAATTCGATATGTAATATTTACACAAGGATGCCCACATCATTGTGTCGGTTGCCATAATCCCTCTACTTGGGAAATTAAAACAAATATGTTAATTAGTGAAAATGATATAATTAAAGATTTAAAACAAAATCCATTATTATCAGGTGTAACATTTTCTGGTGGAGAACCATTTTTACAAGCAGAATTTTTAGCTAATATTGCTAAAAAAATTCACACACTAGGATTGAATGTATGGAGTTATACAGGATATACATATGAGGATTTATTAAAAAGAAATGATTCACATCAGATTGAATTACTGAATAACATTGATGTATTAGTTGATGGGGCTTTTGTGTTAAAAGAACGCAATTTAACCTTGAAATTTAGGGGGTCAAATAATCAAAGGGTTATTGACTTGAATAAAACAAGAGAATTAAAAAATATAGTATTAAAATATACAGATTAATTTTGTTTATTTTTAAAAACATGTTGACAAAAAGCAAATTATGAGGTATAATAAATATAACAAATGAGATAAGAGAACGTCAGAAAGAGGTTGAGAGTTATGTTTATGAATCGTAATTATGCATGGATGTTGGATTGGCACAAACCAAATTTTACATTTGGGATTATGGAAACTATGTATTATTTCCATCTTTATCATAAAATTATGGAGCAGGGAACGCAAGAAGATAAATTCAGGCTTGTAGAACTTTATAACAAGAGTAAAGAACGCGCAAACGGAAATCCTTCTTTAGCTTCTGAAATTTTTAAGTTTTTTACTTTGACAGAACATAATCAGTATGCATGTGAAAAGTTCATTTATGAAAAGAAAATGGAACACTTTGATGATGATATTGCCCGTGCACGTGAAGTAAAACGTATTGATAATGAAAAGAAAATTAAAGAACTGAATAAAAAAATGTATGGTTATGACCCTGAAGAAAAGAGCATGAAAGAAGAAATCTTCGAGGAAAGTCTTAATATGGAGCACACTCCAGACCAGAAACGCTTTATTCAGAACGAATCAGGCTATAATGTGCATCCTGCGCTGAATAAAGCAAAACAGCAGAAGCTTTTGCATAGTGGCGAAACTGTTATTAAACGTGTGGATGGAAATGTAACAATTCATCATCGCATTTATGATATGTGCGATGGGTTTTACACCACAATTGTTTGGTCTGATAACACCCCTGTGGTAAATGGAGTTCAGCAAGTATATGGCGGTTATAGTGCACTCTACGCTGGTCCAGTAGGCATTGTTAAGGTGATGGAAAATAATATTACAAAAGTAAAATTCGATGTGCTTTGCTATACTTATGAGAATGGTAATGTTTCTAATTCAAATCAAAAAAATGTTAAAAAATCAAATGTGAATATTGACAAAATCAATAAAGCATTAGGTATTGACGATACGGATGACGATTTGAATGGTGATATTTTTTAACAAAAAAAACGGTTGGATATTTAAAAATATTCAGCCGTTTTTCATTTTCTATTAGTATCTTGCTAGACAAAATGACGATAAGTAAATAGAAAAAATATATTATAATTGTGAGGATGATAAAATATCATTTTCAAAAATAAATATAGGTAGGTGTTGAAAAATGGATTACAATACGATACTCGTGATTGTAGCAACTGCTTTATTCGGTGCAAATGTTTATTTTATTAATAAAGATAATAAAAAAGCATTGGAAGAAACAGTTAGAGAACAAGCTTTGCAATTATTCCTTTATGCTGAAAAGCAAGATTGGATTGGCGAAGCAAAAATGGATTATGTTTGTGAGCAAATATACAAACTTGTTGATGATAGCGTAATCGCAAAAGTCATCAAAAAATCCACGATTAGAGAATGGTTACAAAATCTCTATGATGAAGTAAAAGACAATCTTCAAAAAGTGATTCAGTAATAATATTCTATAATCAAGAAAATGTGTTTGCGGTTAACGTAAACACATTTTCTGACTATATTATTTAATTTTTTGTTTAAGTACCGTTAATATGAAGGTGTATGGGAGATGAGAGAAGACACATTTATTCAAGACACAGTTCAACGTTTAACAAAAACAGAAACCAACATGTCTATAATTCTTGAAGAAAGACCGAAAATTCAGCAGGAAATTTTAGAGATGGAAAAAAACATTTCTGAAAATCAGCAAAATACGGAACACTTACAGGAAGAAGTAGATGAGCTTAATAAACGAATCAATATGTTTATTGGCGCGGTTGGAACGTTATTGTTAACAATAATTAGCGCAGGGGTCACTATTTTATTGCGTTAATTTCAGAACATTTTGAAAAAAGAGCTTACATAAAGTAAGCTCTTTTTTATTGTCGAATCAATATAACACCAAAATAAGACAATACTTCTTTGAAGTTCATGGATTCTAATTTATTGCAGATATTGTTGAATACTGCTTTTGACATGTTTGCAGAATCAACATTTAAAGTACCTGCATCATAATTTTGATTATTACTAGTGTATTGGTCAGCTAAATTCTGAATATAATTCGTATTAATATATGCTTCTAAATTTTGACCGCCATTAAATATAATGTCTTGAAGCATGTCTGGTTTCATAGCCAATGAAGGATATACTTCATTAGCTAAATCATTCGCATTTGTACCTAACACTTCACTGGAAAAATCAGATGGAACATCTGCTTTAATTAATCTATATTTCATTTTTTAATAGCCTCTTTTTTAAATATTTTATATCTTCCATCATTTGATTGTGGACTGTAATATAATTCAGCATCATCTTGCCACATGATTTTTTTTCCACATCTAGGACAATATGTATATTCCATTTTTAATTCTGTACCACAGTGTTTACATTTCAAATCCAATATTTTCACGTCCTTAAATCTGTTTTAATATATTATATTTTATTTTTATCAAAAAAATATATTGACATTTATAATTATATGTGTTAATATATTGTCATAAGATAAATATGTTGAAAGGTTGGTAATATATATGGAAGACAAAATTAGGATTTGGTGCGATGCAGATAATAAGATTCGATTTGACGAAAGCAATAAGAAATATTGCCCAACGTTGGAAGAAGCTGAAAAATGGTATGAAGAAAAATTAAAAAACTATTGACAAATAACATACTGTGTGATATTATACATAGTATAAAGAGATTAAATTTTAGAAAAAGAAAAGGGGTAATTAAAATGTCCGCAAATGTAGAAACAATGTTTAGTGTAAGAGAAACTCCGTGGCACGGTATGGGAACAATTATTGAAGATGCTCCATGTTCTGATGAAGCAATTAAAATTGCTTGTTTGGATTGGGAAGTTAAGCAGAAACCATCTTTTATTGAAATCGATGGACTACATGTTCCAACAGGTCATATTATCAATTATCGTGATTCTGATAATTCCATTCTCGGAATTGTAAAAGACCAGTATAAAGTGGTACAGAATCGTGAAGCATTTGAATTTACGGATGCACTGATTGACAGTGGAGAGGTTCGCTATGAAACTGCTGGTTCGCTTGCAGGTGGTAAGGTGGTATGGATGCTTGCTAGAATGCCGGAGGTTAGCGTTCTTGGCGATAAGGTAGAACCATATATGTTGTTCTCTAATTCCCATGACGGTTCGTCTGCTGTGCGTTGTACAATGACGAATGTTAGGGTTGTATGTCAGAATACGTTGAACCTTGCACTTGAAAATGCACGGCGTTCCTGGAGCTTTGTGCATAAGGGAGATATCAAGTCTAAGCTTGAAGAGGCTAGACATTCTCTTTCTTCTGCAAAGAAATATCAGGAAGAATTCAATCGTAAAGCGGAAATGCTTGTAAAGAAAACCTATACAAATGCAGAAGTTAAAGCGATTATGGATAAGCTGTTTCCGATTCCAGAAGATGACAAGACAACACTTCGTAAGCTCAACAACATGGAGTATCTTCGTGAGAACTTCATTCAGGCAATGCATCAGGATGATATTCGTCAGTTTGAAGGAACGGCATGGGGTATTATCCAGGCAACAAGTGATTTTGCATATCATCTCCGTCCGCTTCGTCTTACGCACAATCTACAGGAAAACCGCATGATTCAGGCAATGAACGGCAACAAGATGCTTGATATGGCATATAAACTGGTAGCTTAATATTACAAAATTAATGCAACCTTATAAGCACATAAGGTTGCATTAATTATGTAAATAGAGGTAAAAAATGATTACAAAAGAAGAGATAGATTTATATCTAACACAATTTGCAGAACATCGCGATGAAATAGATAGAAAATTAAAATCAAATTGGGAAATGTATGTAGCTCGAATTATAAAATATACAAAGGAACATAATCTGATATTAGATAATGAAGATTTTATATATGACAGCGATTTGCAAGAGGATTTTCAGTTCTATTTTGGAATTGATGAGGAAATTATTGAAGAGTTGGTATATTTTTTAATTGATATTGGATTAAAAATATCAACCAAAGAAAATGTTAAATATGTTGTAGAAAAAGACTACTTTAACCAACAAATTATGGCAATTGATATACACGGTGATTTGTTATACGTTATGCAAATGGATGGTCAAGGTCATTGTGCACAAATAGGATATATGTCAGAACTTGATGCAGACTTAAAAGTGGTACTTGATTATGACAAGATAAAAAAGCAAGCACGTTAATGTGCTTGCTTTTTTATTTGAATACCATTCTGAAACCTCTTTACTAGATATTTTGTATGGTAAACCATATTAATATTATCATACAAAATGATTTTTCTTAATCCCACAAATCCAAAAAATATTTACCCAATAAATTTTGACATTCGATTATTTTATTGTTATATTTTTGTGATTCTTCGCAACTGCAACCATAACCTTGGTTTGTAATGATTTCGTTAAAAAACCAAATCAATTTCAATAGGATTTTATCCCATTCTTTTTCTGTTAAGTTACATGGATATCCATGTGTGTTTTTCCTAAATTGTTCTAGCATTTTAGGTAACAGCATTTTAGATATTGTACTATCCATATTATATAAATCAGAAGCACAATATGTTTTTTTCATTTTTTCTTTATATAATTCTATATTTTTTTTCACATTGCTGTTAGAAATAAGCAATAATTGCTCAAAGTTGTTATTATCAATAACCTTATATACATTGTTTATTTCGCTCAGATGCCGTTCATTCTCTGTGATATCTGTTGGCTTAATAACAATAACTGTATCATTTTGATTTAAGTTATTCTCAACTTGTTTTAGATATTTTTGTATAACCTCATCATTAACATCAGTACATTTTTCAATATAATCTGAAATCTCCAAATCACTATCGTCTTCACAGTTTTCGTTTAAGGCAGCTAGTGAAGGGTCTAAAAAACTAGCATAAAACAATCCTTTTGTTTTTAAAAAATCATTAATTTGCGCCCCATTCATTTTATTAAACAAACAATAGAATGTTTTTAATTCAGAATCATTTAGCATCCTTCAAATCTTCTTTCTGCTTTTTATTTTTTTTAATATCTTTTTTTGTTTCTTCAGTAATAGAATCGATTTTTTCAGTCATTTCTTCTTTTTGTTTTTTGTTAGTTTCTTCTTCTGAAAATTCTTTACGAATTTCCATAATGATTTTACCTAATTTGTTTTGACCCTCGCCATTTGTATTTGTTCCCCAAAACTCATTTGGGAAACTTGTTTCATTAATAAGCTCATCGTCATGAGTATTTAATAGCTTTTCCTTCAATATTTTATCAGAAAATTTTATTTTGCAAATTTCTTTCATGACTGCTTCTTCATCAAACTTAATGTGTGTATTAGAGGTTCTTTCAAACAATCTAATTGCCTGAGTTGGCAACAGCGTTGAAAATGAAACCTTTTGAGGTCTACTTTCAAAAGATTGTGCCAAAAAAGCACTAACATTATTTTTATATGTAATACCATTATATTGAATTGAATGGTTATAAAAATTACTCAAAAAATGATTGTCATTATTAAATCCTATAATTTTCATAATATAAATAAACACCTCTTAATTTATTTTTCTTCTTGCTCCGTTTTTAATTCTGTTTGTTCATCTTGTTTTTGCTCTAAAAGCGTTTCTGTCAATGATATATTTGCATTGGATTTTTCCCATGAAGAAAAATCATCTAATATTTTTTTCTTAATATTATTATACAATACAAATCCGTTTTCAACAATGGGCGCATCAACAGGACTAATATTACTTTTGATAATATTATCTACGATAGAAATTAAATTGATTCCTAATTTTCCATCCTGTAACATTGCAAAAATAATACTTAACGTTTCTTTTGCGACAAAACTAAGCAAATCGTCAAGCATAATCAATTTTTCTTTGAAATCAGGGTCTTCTTCTGAAACCATGCTTGAAAAAACATAATATTCTTCTTCTTTATAATAAAATACAAGATTTACGCAATGATATATCGTTAAGGACGAATCATATATAGTTTCGCCCTTAACGTTCATGTTAATACCATGAGATAAATCAATGCTTCTAATATCATTATTCGTTAATTTGATTAGAGCTTGCATCATCATTTACCACCATTCCATGTTCAATTAAATATGTTTTTTGCTTCTTTTTTAAATATCGAACAGATTTTTGAAAATCTTCATTATCGATTTTTTGTAATGCCTTTAATATATTAACCTTATCGTTTTCAATTGCGTTAATAATATACGGCTTTAAACATTTAAGGTTATGTTTGCCATTATTAAATGTTTTAACGGTAATGAATTCCTCTTCAGTACAATCAAAATCATTATGATTAATTTCTTCTTTTACAATTACTTTTTTTGATTTTGATTCTTCTTTAATGAAAGAAGGAGGACATTTATCCTTCATAATGTTGCGGTAGTCTGCTTTAATATAATTATATGCCGTATCATACATTTTTGGGAAAGCAAAATTATACATGTTTAACATATTATAATTTTCATTATCTATTACTTCTTGAATTTCACCGATTAGTTTAAGCCTAGAAATGCGTTTTTTGTTTTTAATGAATGCAACAAAGCGTTCATAATCTTCAACACTATGTTGGATTTTTTCAAAGAAACTGTCTGGATATTTTGAAGTATCAACACCAGGCTTAACATTTTCCTTGAAATTGTTTGAAAAATACACATTTGCTTTTGCACTATCAAAAGTACCAGTATTAATAAGTTTTGTTAACTCTCCACCACATTCACAACGATAGTTTTCTAAATGTTGAAAAATAGGATGGTTAATTGGATACTTATAAGTACGCTTACATTTGCGACAAAAAATCGTATCAGATATTGTTTCATCGCATTTTAAGAAGTTGTTCATATAACACGCTTCATAGTGTGTATCCGTGAATTTCTTTAATTCCTTTTTCGTTTCTTTCCTGTTTTTAAATGTTCCGTTTTTATTTGTTGTGATAATATATCGAACAAACAATTTCAAAATTTTATCTTGTGAATTCATTAAATAATGATTGGAAAAAAATAAAATAAAAACATTACGGGATTTATTAAATGCGAGTTGAACAGGATTGGTAGAATCGTCAGTACATCCACCAAAAATAACATTGTCCGAACAATTAATTTGGTAATCTTTCATTCCTGATTTAATGATGTTCATCGATTCTTGAAAGATTGATTCAATTGCTGGTAAAGATAAAGATTCAGCCATGGTCGTTCCCCCTATATTTGAAGATTATAGCATTTGATGTTTATTATAATGTAAGAAAACGTGTTTGTCAAGAAACAAATTTAACATTTACTATATTTTTTTTACTAATAAATAATATAATTATAATATATAGCATAGAAAGAAGTGAAAAAAGTTTGATAACAATAAATCCTGATATTAATCAGATGCAAGGAGAAAATCCAACTGAATGGAAAATACGGTTAATGATTGGTAAGGCACAAGGTTTCTATGAAAACTATACATGGAAACAGATTGCTGAATTAGTTGACCCGGAAGTAAAATGTGAATCTCACTTTTCTGATAAGGCAAAAGGTATGCTAATGTTTGCGAATTATTTGAATCAAGATGAGAATTTAGACTTTAAATCATTACGTCAAATTAACATTCTGCAAAAAAACAAACTTGAATCTGAAAAAAGGAAGATTCAAGCACGTGATGAAAAAAATATTGTAAGAAGAATGACAAGAGAATATGCGCGGTGGGATAGTATTGCACAAGAAATCAATAACTCATTAAAGAATTGGTCAAAATGCAATAAGATAAAGGTCAATCCACAATATCAACAAGTATCTAACAATGAAGCAATCCTCTTGTTGTCTGATTGGCATTACGGACAAACCACCTCAAATAATGTGAATACATTTAATGAGCAAGTGGCTGATGAAAGAATTAAAGAATTGATTACTCAGACAATTGAGCACATCAAATTATTTAAAGTGAGGAAGTTGCATGTATTTATTTTAGGCGATATTGTTAATGGATTGATTCATGTTACATCTAGAATTAATGCAGCAAAAAACATTTATGAACAGACAACGGAAGCAACAAAAAAATTAATGGATTTAATTGTTACTTTGAGAGATTATGTTCCACAAGTAAATGTATATGGCGTTCGTGGTAATCATGATAGAATGATTGCAAATTTCAAAGAACACGTGGTTGAAGAAAGCTTTTTTGATATTATGTATTATTTCTTAAAGGGAATGATGGATGGTATGGATGGCATTAAATTTATTACGAACGATAATGATTCTGAAATAATTACTGCAAATATTTGTAATAAAAATATTATGGCTGTTCATGGTGATAAGGATAAACCAAAAAAGGCGGTTAGCAATCTTACAGGAATGTTGCAGAATTTCCCTGATTATATCTTCATGGGTCATTTTCATCATCAAGAGGAACAAGAAAGTTTTGCAACAAAAGTTATTGTAAATGGCTCTTTCTGTGGAGTTGATGCATTTGCACAGAGCAAACGATTAATTTCAAAACCTTCTCAAAATTTAATTATATTAAATGAAAACGATTTATTTTGTAAGATAGATTTAGTGTTAAAATCAGGTGTAAATATTGACCATACTCAAAACGTTTTTAAAAAGTATTAATATAATGTAATAAAAATATTTTTACGAGGTGGAATGATTTGAGTAATGTGATATATCTTATAATGCACAGCCCAAATATCAATGTGTTATCAAAAGGAACTATTATCAAGGAAGATGATAGAAAGGTTTATATTGTATTACAAGATAAAGAGTATATATATATTAAGGAAGAAAAAGATATTGGAACATATTATATTTCCGATAAGCTAATACACTTTCCTAATAAGGGTGGTCTTAAATGAAATATAAAGTTAAAATTACACGAACAACAATTTGTGAAGCTATTTTACAGGCAGAAGATAATGAGGATTTGAATGATGTTGTTAATACGGCAATAAATAATCACGTTATTAGTATGGAAGATAAAAATAGCAAATATGATGTGGAGGTTGAAAGCATTGGAGAATAATGATACAAGCAATATCGCTATAGAAACTGCAATTACTACTATTGCACAAATGGATAAGAATGATGAAGCATATAAGAAAAATAAGAATTATAACATTAGTCGTTTGCACGAATTAAAAAAGGCAATTAATGATTATTGTGATGTTTCTGAAAAATGGAATATGGCATTGGTGTTTTCCATCGGTGTTGTTATTGGTGGGGCAATTATGTTTTTAGTAAAGTAAAATTTACTAAAGTTGAATTTACTAAAAAAGAGCAGAGTAAAAAAACTCTACTCTTTTTATTTTTAAAAACTATTGACAAATATAAACAGCTATGTTATACTATAAACAGTTAAAAAAGAAATTAAGTTTTTTAGGGGGAATAAAAAATGAGCGCAAAAAAGGTATTGTTTTTAGTAACTTGTATGGTTATGTTGGTCACAAATGTTTGTTTTGCATGGACAAGAGTTCAGCTTAATGACAATTTGGGAGCAGGGTCATTTCAAGGTCAGTATGATTATTTGATAAGTCAAACTGATAATGGTCAGCGGTTTTATAAAATGAGCGAATTGCAACATATTAGTAATGACGGCACAGTAGATATTTATGGAGCATTAAATCCGGTTGATAAAACAAACGTCATTGAATATTTTTGTAATCAGGCAGGATTTGTTTCTGGAATTGTAATCACTTCTAGTGTACCAGAAACGATTATGTTTCAGGGAACAGTTTTGATGGAACTTGCTTCTGAAGATTCGGAAGCTGAAAGTTATGATACAATTTATAAGCTGATTAAGTATTCCATTGATAACAATTGTGCTTGCGGATATCATAGTTATCGCACAAATCGATATTATGACATTAGGACTGTTTCCTCATATGGAATTTACATGACCAAAATCACCGCAGGAATTAAATAACAAAAAAGCAGGGCATATTACATGTCCTGCTTTTTCAGTTCTTCATCTAATATTCTTTGAAATATTAAATTATCTTCATTATTTTTCTTTTTTTCATAAGGTTGTTCATTGTTATGCTGATTATAATTTATATCCATAGAAGGATTTATTGGCGCAATAGTTAAATTATTAATAGTCATATTTTTACCTCTATTTTTTTATATTCTATTGACAAAATACAATAATTATGATATAATTATATTAAAAACGAGGGGGGGTTTTCAATTATGATATTTATTACAGGAGATACCCACGGAGAAATTGACATTGCTAAGTTAAATAGCAAAAACTTTCCTCAAGGAAATGATTTAACAAAAAATGATTATGTTATTATTTTAGGTGATTTTGGATTTATATGGAAAAATGAACCTGATAAAACCGAGAAATATTGGATGAATTGGTTTAAAAATAAACCTTGGACTACATTATTTATTGATGGTAATCATGATAATTTCACAAGATTAAATAACCATACAGTATCAGAATGGCATGGTGGTAAGGTTCATAAAATAAATGATTCAGTTATTCACCTTATGAGAGGTCAAATATTTAATATTGATAATAAATCAATATTTGCTTTTGGTGGAGCAGAATCATATGATAAAGAATGTCGCGTGGATGGCATTAGCTGGTGGAAAGAAGAAATTCCTAATCATGCAGAAATAGAAGAAGCTTTAACTAATCTTAATAATGTAAATAATAAAGTAGATATTATGTTAACTCATACGTGTCCACATGCTTTTTCATATGAGTTGGTACATGAAATTTCAAAAGACCCTACTGAAACAATTTTAGATGAATTTTATAAGACTGTTAAATATCAAAGTTGGTATTTTGGTCATTGGCATGTTTCAAAGTGTTTTGATGATAAACATACAGTGTTATATAATAAGGTTATAGAATACAAATAGGTGGAAATGTTGACAAATACTAAAAAAAATGATAAAATGTATTTAATAAAGGATGTGAAAAAAATGAAAGCTGAAAAATATACGATTGATTTTAACTCTAGAATGGAAAATTACAATAAGAATGTTAAAAAACTTGGGAAAAAAGCAAATGAAAAAAGAATTGCATATAATTTTTCGTTCAATGATATTGCAAAAAACTGCAATATGTCTAAAACTACAGTAAGTGATTTCTTACAGAATAGAACAAGCCCGAATATTGTTACGGTGTCTACAGTAATTAAGTCTATTGAGGATTTAATTAAAAAAAACGAAATGAAGGTAGAAAAATGAAATCAAATATTTTGAATCAAATTAGCTATGGAAAAAAGCTTAAAATTGACAATACGATTCAGTTGGTAGACTATTGTAACGTATTATTTCCATTATTTAATTGTGATTTAAGAAATAAGAACGTTACTTCTTTGCTTAAGTCATATAAGGGATTCAAAAAGGATTCAATTGTTGTAATGATTTATGACCAACAGAAAAAACAATTTTTCTTACAACAGCAATCTGATGCTTCATTTGATTCAGCCCTTACATTGGTGGACGATTTTTACAAAAGCATTGTAAAGCAATTGGGAATCGATTTTTATGAATGTTTTCATGTATATGAAAATGATAATACTTATTTCATGAACATTGAGGGCGAAGTAAAACAATTCGTTGATGAAGATAATTGTCCACAAGTTAAGAATGGACTATTTATGTTGCTCAATAAAGAATTAAACATCAAACAAAAAATGCCAAACTTAGGAGATGTTTACTTTTACAAGGTAGTTAATCTATCGACAAAAGAAGTTGAGATTAAAAATAAATCATTTATTGATTCAAATGATATGATTAATTATAATAACAATAATTGTTTTTCAACTAGAGAACTTTGTGAAAAGTTTGCTAATGTTGATAATCCAATGAAAGTGTGATAAATATGGGATGCGCTACATGGATATTTGTTATTTTAGGCTTTTTCTTTTGGCCATTTTGGCTATTGGCAATCGTATTTGCAATTTGCGATGATTAAAAAATACCCCCTGCTTGATTATCAAGCAGGGGGTATTTTTTTTAATATTTTTTAAGTTTGCGATTAATTTCTTTTACCTTAGAATCGAAATTGAACGTCTGGAACAAAGATTCGTTAGTAAGAGCTGAAAGATTTTCACGAAGAATAGAGAATTTCTTGGTCATTGCTTTGTTATATTTAGCGAAAGCTTTTTTACGAGCAATGATTTTTCCCGTCTCAATGTCAAATGGAGTAGTTTCCTGGTCATCATATTTTGCAACACCAATATATTTATCTGAAAGGATAAATTGCTTTGGGTCAATTGCGATGGCGTTTTTTGGTGTGTTTCTCAACATAGCGTTCATTTTTCTAACAGCAGAATGAGTAACTTCTTCTCCATCCAGTACGCAGGTAATCGTTTTTGTGTTTTCATCAACAGTGTAAGTAATCATAATAAAATTCCTTCTTTCTTTTCTTGATGGTTATATTGTATTTAATTTGTTATTTTTAGTCAATCTCATATAATAAAAACAAGTTAAAAATGATAAAAATTGGGGGAATTAAAAATATGGACATTAATCAACAACTAGAAGACCTAGAAAAAAGAGTGTCACAAAATGAAAAAAACATTGATGGGTTATATGAGGTTATTTCAAGAATTATTAAACGTCAGAACGAAGAACCCATTCTTGTTGCACATGAAGAAGATAAAATGTCAATGGATACATTAAAAGATATTCAACAAATGTATTTATCTAACAAGATAGAAAAAGGATTGGCATTAGCACTATGTGAAAGTATTGTTATAAATTCAGAAGATACTGAATTAATTAGCCTAGCAGATGATATGCAAAAGCTGATTAAAGAAGATGAATTGGACTGTATTAGAAATTTTTCATTTGAAAGGAAATAAAAATGGAACAAGAAGTCATTGCAGCTTTAAGTTATAGAATAAAACAATTAGAATCTCAATATGGCAAATTACATGGTGATATTGATACATTAAGAAAAAAAATAGAGATACTATCCATTACCAATAAGGCTGTTTTTAATGAACTAGACAAATTGTCAGAACAACTACATGCCATTAAAAAAGGAGAATAATTCATGAGAAAGATAATTTGTAGATTTTCAACTAAACAAGATTTAGATAAACTTAACCATAAATTAAATGGAAATTATACAAATCTTACTAAAGAAATCAACTTAAAGACAAAAGAATCTATTGATAAACGAATTGTCAATTCAAATAGGGAGATTAATAATTCATGGGAATCATATTGGAATGATTTACCTGAATTTATTGAACCGAAAGTAGAACCGTATGCAAAGATTGATTTTATTGTTGATGATTTTACGGAAAATGAATTAAGTGAAACTTTTGAGCAGAATATTACAGATAGGACTAAAAGCATTTGGTTTCCTGCATTAGAGAAACATACCAAAAAGTTGATTCGTGTTGTTGGAGGTAAAAACCCACGATACCCAATCTTTATTGTTAGTAAAGGCAGAGCAAGTCTATCTAAATGTTTGAGTGTAAAATGGCTGAATAAAATGGAAACCCGTCATTATGTTGTCGTTGAACCAAACGAATTTGAAGAATATCAGCAAGCATTTAAAGATTTGAAATATACAAGAGTAATTAAATTGGATATGCGATATAAAGAAAATTATAACACTTTGGATGATTTAGGTGATACAAAAGGAAAGGGTCCAGGAGCTGCAAGAAACTATTGTATGGATATATCTTTGAAAAAAGGTTATAAGTGGTGTTGGGTGTTAGATGATAATATTGATGGTTTTCATTATTTGAATCATAATATAAAACATAAAATGCGTACAGGTGTTTGTTTTTCAGCTATGGAAGATTTTGTTGAAAGATTCGATAATATTGGATTAGCAGGACTTAATTATTCTAAGTTCTGTAAAGAATGTGATAGAACTCCTGCCTATGTAAAGAATACTAGAATCTATAGCATCTTAATGTGTAATAATGAATTAAAATATAGATGGAGAGGAAGATATAATGAAGACACTATTATATCACTAGATATTTTATCTGATGGACTTTGTACACTTCAGTTAAATACATTCTTGGCAGATAAATTAACTACTCAACGTATTGATGGTGGAAACAATGATATGTTCTATTCAAAAGAAGGAACTGAACCAAAAACAGATATGTTGGTAAAAGAATATCCTCAATATGCCACAAAAGTGTTTAAGTTTTCTAGGATTCATCATCATGTTGATTATAGTTCATTTACACAAGAACTGCATTATGATAGCAATTATCATAAATCAGTTAATAAAGTAAACAACTATGGAATGAAAATTGTAAAAATACCAGAAGAATGGGATAACACTGATAAAGATACAAAATCATATATTGAAGCTCATATTAAAGAATGTGAATTGTTGAAGGGAGATAATTAAATTATGGTTGATAATACTACTAAACAAGAAGCAATGAGAATAATTAATGAATATAAACAGGGTAATATTTTAGGAAGTAAAGATAGTGATGATTGGTCTAGATTATCAGCAGAACTTCTTAGAACGCTTACTGTTGGTTATGATAATCATCAAGGAATAGATGAAGTGTTTGAAGACACTTCAAATATTAATTGTCCTACTCAGGTTGAATCTGCAAAAACATTAAATGAAATTTATAATGGAAATTCGACAATAATTAAAAAAATTAAAACACGAAGCATTACAAATTTAAACATTGATAATACTGTTAATGAGTTTGATTTAAATATAGAAGATTTAGAAAAATCCATAGATTGTTTATTAAAATATATGCGTTCAGGAAAATATTTAACAGGGGAGTATAAAGAAGAATATTTTAAGAACCCCAAAAACAAACAGCGTATTTTTGATTTAAATGAACATGTAATGGAAATTATGATATTGTTAAATAGAGCATTGAAGACTCATCAATAAATAAAAAGGCACTCATTTTTTGAGTGCCTTTTTATTTTAAAATAATATTGACAAATATTGTTTTATGTGATAATATGTATGTAGGTTGAAAAAAGGAAATAAAAAAATAAAAACTTGTTGACAATTATCTTAGTATGTGATATAATTAAGATAATGAAAGAAAGGAAAGTTGGTGAATAAATTATGTGTTTGACAAAAAATGATGAAATTAATGAAGCGGTTGCACAGGTAGAAATCGCACAGAAGCAGTTCGATTATGCGGACAAAGAGTTTATTGATGTCGCTATTATGAAATTGAGTCATGCTATGGAAAAACTTAATGTACTCATTAAACTTTCCAAAATCAATAATTAAAAAAGTGTTGACTTGATAAAACAAATAATGTATAATATCAACAGTATTAAAAAAGGAGATAGAATAAAAAATGGGTAAGAATATTAATAGTGGCAACTATATGCAGGTCGTTCCAAATGAAATGATTGATTTGTTTACAAATCTCTATAGCAATCCTGATACGTTTTCAAAACAGCCAACAAAAATGCTTTGGGGTCAGCCAGGAATCGGTAAATCACAGGCAGTTGGCGAGCTTGCAAAACATCTTGAAGCCAAAACGCACAAGAAGGTTGTTGTAACAACAGCTTCACTTCTTCTCATGTCACCAATTGATTTGCGCGGTATTCCAACAAAAGACACAAATGCTGATGGTGATATGGTAGCAAAATGGCTTACTCCTGAAATTTTCAAAATGAGCGATTCGGATAAGGTAATCAACATCCTGTTCCTGGATGAAATTTCTGCAGCTCCACCTTCTGTTCAGGCCGCTGCATATCAGATTTGTTTGGATAAGCGTGTGGGTGAGCATAAGCTTCCTGAAAATTGCTTTGTCATTGCAGCAGGAAATCGTGTAACGGATAAGGCAGTTGCATACAAGATGCCGAAACCGCTGGGTAATCGTCTTACTCACTTTGAGATGGTATGCTCTGTAGAGGATTGGAAGAAATGGGCATACAAGCATGACATTGATACCCGTATTATTGGTTTTATTAACCATGACCATCAGTATCTTAATATGTTTGATACGGATACGGATGATGTAGCATTCCCAACACCACGTTCATGGGAAATGGTAGATACATATTTGAAATCTGCAAATGATTTTAATAGTGTTTATTCTTGCATTGCTGGTTCAATTGGTCTTGGTACGGCTTCTGCATTCAAAACGTATATTTCAGTATATGACAAGCTTCCAAATTGGGAGGATATTGCAAGTGGTAAAACTACGGAATTGCCGAAAAACATTGCTACTTGCAAGCCTGACACTATGTATGCATTGTCAACTCTGATTGCTTCACGTTGTAGTGAAGAGGCAAAAAAGGTCAATATTAGAAACAAAAAGCAGGTAGACGCATTCAGCGTTATTCTGGATAATGTTGCTACATTTATTGATTCTATTCCCCGTCGTGAATATGTCGTTCTTTGTTGCAAAGATATGTTCCGCTCCAATGATTCGGAAATCAAGAATCTTATTTTCCAGTCGCAGGGGTTCTCTAAGCTCATGGATGAACTGTCTGACGAAATTATATAATCAAAAGGGGGATAACATCTCCCTTTTTTGTTATTTATTTGTAAAAAATCATTGACACTGTTTAAACAATGTGATATAATATAAGTAAATGAAAGGGGATTATGATTATGAAAAGCGAATTAAAAATTTCAGCTAAAGATAAAATCACAAAATCAATTAATTGTATGGTAACAGATTATGGTTTTTTTGCTTCATTGCTTTTGCAGATGGAAGTCATTGAAGATAATGACCAGCCAACTATGTGTACTGATGGTAAGCGAATTATGTTTAATTCTAAATTCGTTGAAAAACTTCAGCAGGGTGAGGTTAGTTTTGTATTGATGCATGAAGTAATGCATTGCGCTATGGGTCATTTGTGGCGTAGAGATGGTCGTATTTTCCCACTGTGGAACGTTGCAACAGATTTTGCAATTAACGCTTTGATTAATGAAGTGAGTAGTGCTTGTTATGATGATTTAAAGCGTAGATTTGGACAGTATGGCGAATCTCTTGCACATAAGATTATTATGCCAAAAGATGTCCTTTTTGATGAAAAGTATGCAGGTAAATGTGCAGAAGAAATTTATTCAGAAATTAAGAAAAATGCTAAAATCCAATATTTCAATCAGTCTAGTTCACAAAATGGTACTGGTGACAAACAGAACAATTCTGGGAACTCTAACGGCTCTGATGGTGATTCAGAAGATGAAAACCAAAACAATGGCGGTAATGGTTCTAAAGGTAAATCAAAAAAGAAAAATAAATCCAATTCAGGCAATGATGGCGAGTCTGCTGTGGTATCTATTGGCAAGCGTAATATTAAAGCTCCTTCTAATCATGAAACGTGGAAAAAAGCGGATAATGCTTCTGAAAACGAAAAACGTGCTAATGAAATCGATTGGCAAGGCAAGTTGCTTGTGGCAAATGAAACCTTGAAACAGCAGGGAGTTTGTGTAGCAGGAATTCAGATGGCTGTCGCAAAAATTACACATCCACAGAAAAATTGGAAAACCCTGCTTCAAGAATTTGTGCAGGAAGAAGTCAATGATTATTCATTGATGCCACCTGATAGACGTTTTGACGGCGATTTCTTTATGTTTGACTTCAATGATAAGACGGAAGTTGTAAAGGACGTTTTGTTCTTTGTTGATACCTCTGGTTCAATGGGTGAACGAGAAATCAATGTTTGCTATTCTGAAATTCAGGGAGCAATCAATCAGTTTGAAAAGAATCTCCATGGAACGCTTTTGTTTTTTGATTCGGATGTTAGTAGCCATTATTACAATTTTGATGATACAAATGGTGATATTTCAAAACTTTCCCCATTTGGCGGTGGTGGAACAAGTTATGAGTGTATTTTTGATTTCGTGAATAACAATCGTGATAAATTCCCGGATATTAATGGTATCATTATCCTTACAGATGGATATTGTGATTATCCTGAAGAAAAAATTACAAATGGTGTTCCTGTACTTTGGATTTATACAACAAATAACAACAAACCGCCATTTGGTAGAAGTACAGAGTTAACTTTAGACGAAAAATAAATGAAGGGTGATAAATTATGAAAAATGAAGTAACAATTACACAGAAAAGAAAAGATACAAAGGAACGGATTATTAAGTCACTTCGAGATAGTATTGACGAAAACAATTGTATTGACATTCGCAAATATAGAAAGCAATACAAATCTGATTACTCACTGATTAGTCGTTATTTTGGGTCGGTTGATAATGCGGTAAAGTCAGTAAATGCAATTAAATTAACAAATTATTCAAAGGGAGGTTCGCTCAAAGATAGACTTGCATATGATATGATTTGTTCTCGATTAGAAAGTCATAAAAGTTTATCTGCAATTGCAAAAGAATATCAAGTAACACGTTCAGCTATGAATTATCTTTTCCACACACTTGAAACCAAAATTTCAATTAAACCAACTACAAAACTTGAAAATGATGAGAAATAAATATCCCTATTCAATATATGTTATTATTGGCGGTGCAAAAAACGGACGAAAAAACAGATAGATGACTCAAAAACAACTATTAAGGTTTCCCCCTTATAGTTGTTTTTGTTTTGCAATAATGCATATAATAACAACAGAAAGAAGGGATTTGATGTTTAAAAAAATCATGTTAGGTTCAGTTGATTTAAGTGTTGTGCCAAAGGAATATGTGTGGTATACTGTTGTTACAAAATTCAATTATGAAGAAAAATATATTGATAATGTTCAGCAAGCAATTCAAGACACTAATCTGGAAAAGCTTATTAGTGAATATTATATTCCTATTAAATACACAAAAGAAAAAGTGAAGTTGATTGACGGAACTGAAAAAGACAAAATTCATAAGGTTAAGGGATGTTTTTCAAATTATGTGTTTGTGAAATGCATCATGACGGAGAAATTATGGAATTTGCTACGTACTACCACAGGCGCAGCAGTTATTTTATCAACAGGAGGTATTCCCTCTTATTTATATCAACATGATATAGACATGATGAAACAGCAACAATGTGTTGAAGGCTTTACAAAACAAGAAGAAAAAGAGTTAAAACAAAAACAAGATGAAAAATATCACATGTTTAACTCAAATACTGTTGATGTTAATGCAGTATTAATTGAAGCAGAAAAGAAAGGAACAAAATAATGGCATATGAACTTAAGTTAAATATTGAACAAAATGATTTTAATCGTTATATTGCACAAGGTGAATATTATACAATAGAAGAATTGAATTCAACGAATGCAATTGTTAAAGCACAATTAAAAAGTGCAATGGATTATTTAAATGGGTTTAAAGGGCAAATTTACGTTAGAGTATTGGATTCAAATGATTATAACGTTAGCATTGTATTTGACTTTGAATTAAATGATGTTTATTTTCTAACGAAAAGCAAACAAGGATTAGAAAAATGGTCTGCAATGCTAATGTTTGGAGAACAAAATTCGAACCACATTAATTTAACACATATTGATGAAACAAAATTTAAATATGAGATTGAAATTCCAACAAAATTAATTATTCTCATGTATTATCCTGATGTTTTTGCACTTATTAATAAATGTCAAAAACAACTAACAGCAACAAAACAAACCTCTAATAAATTGATTGAAGAAATCAAAAATGCACAAAAAGAATTGGAGCAAAAACAGGCTGAATCAAAAGCAAATGACTCAACAAAACAAGATGAAAAGGTGGAAAAAACAGATGATGAATGAGCAAGAAATTTCAAATAAAATTTCCAATAAATTAGATAAGGTACTTGTTCAAAATAAAGAAGATATTAAAAATATGATTTTAGATTGTATTTATTCCACTATTAATTCCGAACGAGTAGAATTAGAAAACAAACAATCAGCAACACCTGTCATTCCTAATAATAAAGTCGTTATTTCAGCAAAATTATTCAGCGAGATTGTTAATTTATCTGCCTTTGCTGAAAACAATGGATTTATTGAAGAAGGATTTTTGCAAAAAATAACAAATGATGTGAAAGAAAATAGACACGAGTTAGAGCAAAAACATAAAAATGTAGAGCCTGAATCAAGGAAAGAAGAAAATGAGATTTTGAAACGTTGGAAAAATACAAGACCTGACCCTCGCAAAGTACATTCATTTGACAAACCAATAAGCCCCAGAGATTTTATGTGGTTTTGATATTATGATTAATTATAAAAATGAATTTGCCTATAGATTGGCATTAAAGGAAAAAAAAGAAGTAACCATTAAATTGGTAAATATGAAATACACTTCTGAAAACCTAGAAACATTAAAAACAATGATTAAAGAATATAGGGATTTGGATTGCGAGATTGAATCATTTAAAGGGGCAAATTAATGTCCCTTTTTAATGGGTGGTGAAAAATATAATGTCTAAAATAAACGAAGAACTTCTTAAACAAAGTGAAATAATTTTATGGAAACTGTTTGATGATTATAAAAAAGAAAATGGTAATGATATAAACATGTTGTTATTCTTTTGTGATTTGTATAGAAAAGGATTGCAAGAACATGCTTCTTGTTTTAATGACCGTATTCATTTATCAAAAACAAAATTAACCTATCAAGAAATAAAAGAAAATTATCAGGTTGTTTTTTCCTGTGATATGAAAAATTCTGATGACGAATTAATTTTAAAGGGTTTATCTATTACATTTATGATTCCAATTGTAAATACGAAGATAAATAAATTGAAGAAGTTTTTAATTACATTAATTGAAAATGGTATTAATGGATATTTAACTTCTCCTTTTGATAAGGAAAAACTCATCCGTACAGAGCAGAATTGTGTTGATGTACCTAGAGATAAACGTATTGTAAATACATATATCTGCAATACATGCAAAAAAAAATTCAAGACCGCAAAAGGATTCTTGAATCATTTGGAACAAACCAAACATAAAGATAATATCTTTGAACAATATGGCTATTGGGAATTTAAATAAGGAAGTGCCTGATTAATGAATATTATTAAAACTAAAATGAAAAAAATTGCTTTGGATTTGGACTATGCCAAAAATATGAAGCTTGAACCAAAAAAATCAGATTCGGTTGCTGAATTAAAAGATGGTAGTAATCGTGGTGATGAAACGCTGGTTAGTGTTTTGATGGACATTACTTACTATGTTGATAAAAGAATGTTTAGTGATGCATATACAAAAGAATTTAGTTCAGATGATGATGTTAAAACAAAATTGAATCCGACTTTGAAGGATAAAGCAAAACAATATTTTGGAAATTCTTCAAATGCATACGTAAATGTATTATGGAATGCATTTTGCCAATATGTAAAATCAAATATGAGTGATACTGTGGCAAAAGATAATTTTGGATTAACTAGCAATGGCGCATTAAGTAAAGAATTTACTGAATTGCTCAAAGGACAGGGGATAACCTTAGAAAGTCCAACGGGATATAATAACATTGAAATTTCATATAAGGATGTTACTTTTGATGATAACAAATTGTCGTTTGTAGTTGAAGGTTGGATTGCAGACCTTATTGCAGATAAAGACAATGTTGGAAAATATCATCAATAATAGAATCGAGTTTTAATCATGATAAATACTATATTTGTTTTATTAATTTTATGGAAATTAAATGCTGTTCGAACATATACTAAAAAAGTAACTCCTGAACATTCTAATGAGTTGTTTGTTGGTATCAAGAAAGCGTTTCCTAATGAAACGGATGCAACTGTATTGAGTAGCCGATATGTTAGACTTCATTTTGTCGCATTGTTTATAAAAGCATTAATGAATCTTGTTTCATTTGCATTTATTGTATTAGTTGTTAAAACAATACCTGTTTCAATATCTATATTGAGTGTTATTTGCTTATTTATATATTTTTATTATTATGCAATAACTTTTCAATGTTTAAAACGATTTTTCTTTAAAGATAAAAACAAACATCGTAAAAAATTGACAGAACGAACTTATGATATCGTTTATGCTAAATATTTTAATTATATTCGTAATAAAAGATATTCATGGATAGCAATATATGCACACGTTTATTGTTTATTCATTTCGTTCTTAGCATTTAATAAATAAAAAAAGCTATGGGTTTATAAGCCCATAGCTTTTTTTATTTATTCTTCGCCTTTGTCTAAAATATCTCTTAATTCATTAGAAATACTGACAGAGCCACTATTACCAATAATATATTCAGCAATATCGCTGTCATAATCTTTTACCTCTGTTTCTGCCTGTGATTGGCTATATGATTTAAGATTCGCATATCCATCATAAGAGAAATACTTTGCATCATTAAAACTGAAATCGCCATTCAATACCTTTCTAATAATTTCAGATGGTTTCAATCCGTCAAGCTGTTCATCCAAATCATTAATTGAATAAAATGTATCATCAGGAGAGTTAAGTGCTTCTCCCAACATGCTAATAAATTCTCCTGGATTAGAATCAATATAATCTTTTACCTCATCAATAAGAGCCATTATTCATACTTCCTTTTCTATTTTTATACTAGTATTATATTTTCTATAAGATAAATAGTTCAAAAAACATATAAAATAATGTTATAAAATAAATTACATTATATATATTATAAGTGAAAATCAAAAATATAAAAAAGTACATAGACTTCATATAAACACATATTGAGATAGATATAAACAGATTGTACAATCTTACTGCTTAAATTGCAGTCCATATATGTTGTCATTACAATGTATCAATCATAATACTTTTCTCCTTTTTATTTTAACAGTTGTTGAAATTTTTGTTATTATGATAATTGTATTTTTGGTTAACACATAATAAACTCTCCTTCTTTCTAAAAGAAAACGCAATCATTTCTGATTGCGTTTTTTCGCGTAAAATAATATAATAAAAGATAATATAGTTCTTATGAAAGCAGGGATAACATAATGGATGCAAAAGAAAACAGTAAACTGTTAATTTTAAACTTTAATATTCCAATGTTAAAAAAAGTGGCTATGCAATATAAACATGGAAATGAAGAACAATTAAATATAGCGTGGCTACAATTCAAACAATCTTATTTAGAAGACCCGATTCATACAATGAAATGGTTGTTGTTTGTTCGTGATATAAAAAATGGCTTAGGTGAACGAGAATTGTTTAGAATGTTTTTGGTTTTAATAGCAAAACATAATATTGAGTTAGCTATACATTTTTTTCAATTAAATTTAGTTGAGTTTGGTAGATTTGATGATGAAATATCAATTTATGATAAAGTGAATAGCGGAATACAAGGCATTATATTAACTAAAATATCTCAACAATTAGAAGAAGATAGAACATTGATGGAAGAAAACAAAAAAGTCTCTTTATTAGCGAAATGGATGCCATCTATAAATGCAAGTTCTAAACGAACGAAATTTTTAGCAAATATGATTGCAAAAGATTTACATTTAACGCAACGTCAATATAGAAAGATTTTAGCTGAATTGAGAAGTTATATCAATATTGTTGAAAAAAACATTACCACTAAAAATTATAATAGTATTGATTATGATAAGGTTCCATTTCTTGCAAACAAAAAATACAATCGTGCATTTTTAGAACATGATTATAACCGTCGGTTAGACTATATTGGCTCACATACAAAATCAATGAACACGATACCATCAGAAGCCGGTACATTGCCGTCAGGAGGTTTTATATCTAAAGAGTATAGGTTTATATGCAAACATGATGAAAACCCCTACAACAGCCTTCTACTGCTTTTGGAAAATAAAAGATATGACTGCGTTGATAATTTATTTTCCAAAAATGTTTAATTCTATTGACAAAAATATAAATTCATGTTATAATTGCTTTTATAGAAAAGAGGTTATAATATGAATAAATGGAACAAGCTAAAACAGATTATTGAAAAGAGGTTGTATCCAAAAAGTTTATATATTGGATATACAATCAATCGAAATGAACAACAGGATGGAAATATTGCAGGTGCACAAGTATATGGAGCAAATGTATCACGTATTTCATTAGACGAAGTTGATGAAAAAATCTTTGAAAACTTTAAGTATAAACATAAAATTGTTAAATTCAATGACACAAAACATCCAATGATGCTGATTCGCTCAAATACAGACTATTTTATTAATCAGCAGGAATGTATTGCACTGTATCGACTTTGCTCTGTATATGGCAAATGGAATGATGAAAAATCATTCATCTTCGACAAAGAAGAAGTTGATAAAACTATAGCTTCTATGAATGGATTCATTTCTGATTTTGTGGAGTTGATTATGGGTGAAAAAATCGGCTCAAAAGTAAGAACAACAAGTATAACACCAAAATAAAAAAACAACCCTGTATGAAGAAAATCATACAGGGTTGTTTTTTATTCAATTAATGCATTTCTAAAACGCTCGATATTGTTCATGGATTCTTCACTTATATCTTTTCCTGCTGAAGCATCTGCAAGTCTTAAATCAACCAAATTGTTAATATCATCAAAAGAAAATGTAGACCGTATAACAGCCTTTTGCTTTTGCGTTATTTCATCATCATGAAACGGTAAATACATGTGAAACAAAATAAGATTATATACCCTATTAATAAACGAATCAGAAAAACCAAATTTCTTTAATTCACGTCTAGCAATGACTGCACCTACATTTTCATGATTATAAAAATGTGCGCTATTACAAATCTTCAAATTGTCTTTGTTTACAGTATATAATTTACCATCATAATTTTTTAATGTATATTGATTACCATCATTATTAATGATAATAAGTTTTCTATTTTCATTCAGCCCTTGTTCTGCATGAATTAAATTAGCCGTATATACCTTAGTGTATATTTTGCCCACATCATGAAGAAGAGCTGATAAAAACAAAATCGGATTTGACTTGCATTTTTCAGCAACGCCAATAATATGTTGGTCTAATGGCAAAGAATGATGAATGTTTTCTTGATTATATCCAACACATTTTATTAAAGACGGAAACCAAATGGACATTATATCAAAATTGTCATTAATAAATGCACTTAAATTGTTTTCTTTGTATAGGTTCAAAACTGAATTCTTATATTCATGCATATCATTAATGTTATGATTAATGATAATTGCATTTACGAATCCTTCATTTATTGAAGGTAAAACAATGTTTTTCTGCATTTCAAACACAACCTCAGACGGCACAAAACGACCGTAGACGGCTTTATTTCCATTATACGATATAATGGTAGAACTGCGTTTTTTAATGCCCTGTATGGCGTTTTCTGCACTGTCATCCAAATAGATTGCATACATCGGCATATGATTATTAACATAATTGATTTCTACATGTCTCTGCTTTTTTGTAAAATGAGTGGCATCAAAAATAATCCCACGTGCATAAGAATCATTGTAAATATTCGCTATTACATCTTTAATCATGTTTTTAATAAAACCAACCAATTCGGAAGGTGCTTCATGATATTTATTGTATTCTACGAAATATGAATCAATGCGTTTATCAATATGATTATTTACAGTGTTAAGCGAAACTTTATCAATATGATTATTATATCCCAAAACCATACACTCAATAATAATATGTGTAAATACAGAATAGTTTTCGAGTTCAGATTCAAGTTCTGATTCTGATTTTTCTTCTTCATAAAATGAATTCGCCAATTTATAACGAATATCATCTTTGCTTATTGACAAAAATCCTTTAGACACAAAAAAATCAGTTAAAGTTGATTTACCAACTCCAGGTAAACCTCCAATAACTATTCCTACAGGATATTTTAATGCTAATATTTTCTTTATATCTTTATCTAAATTTTTAATTTCAATCATTTTTTCTCACCTCTATTCCTATTATAACATATTTTATGATATTTGTAAATGATTTTTTATATACCAAAATTAAGCCTATATATAGATTTAATTTTGGTATGATTGTTATCCCAAAAATCAATTAAATACTTCATCATTGCTTCAGTAAATATTTTTATATTTTGTTCCATGTTCATGGAATTCTCATCGCATTCATTATCAGTAAAAAAATTAAACATAAATTCAGTTAAAAACTTTGTATTACTTTGAAGTTGATATTCATTTCCAACAAAGTAATACATGCGCCCAAATAACATTTGCTTAATTAATTTTTTCATAATATTGTGAATACAATCATATTTTGAACATGCATAATCATTAATTGGCAATAATATATAAACGCAACTATAATTTGAATCCGAATACTTGATTTTTAATGTAATCATAAATTCAGCAGTAAGATTTTCATTATTAAGTATAATTGATTTTGAAACAACCAAAATGTTTTTATATGGAGCTATTACAACATCTTCAGCTTCATAAGAAATTTCATATCGTTTCTTTTCATTATTAGTTTTCTTTATCTTCATTTATAAAAACCAACCTTTAAATTAACTTGATATATTACCATTATCCTCCACTTTTATAAGTATATACCTATATGTTTATAAACCTTTA